ATGGGAAAATCAAAAGAACCTATAAGGCTCAGACAAAGAAAGACCGCTTCGGGGAATATCACGTTATACCTCGACATCTACCTGAACGGGAACAGGTCTTATGAATATTTGAAACTCTATCTTATCCCTGAAACAAACAGAAAGGATAAAGAGAAGAACCGGCAGACGCTTCAACTCGCCGAGGCTATAAAAGCCAAACGGATTGTTGAACTTCAAAACGGAGAGTACGGCTTTAACGCCGCCTACAAGCTTGAAACAAATTTCCTTGACTATTACCGGGCAATGTGCGAGAAACGTCATGGCAATCCTGAAAGCCGGGGTAATTGGGGTAATTGGTATAGTTGTCTCAAACACCTTGAACGATATTGTAAACCGAATACAACCTTCAAGGAAGTGACCCCTGAATGGATTATTGGTTTCCGTGAATACCTTGACAAAACCGCCCGTTGCCGGGACAAACGTAAAATCGTCACAACGGAAGAAGTGACAAAACCGCTTTCACAGAATAGCAAAGTCAGTTACTTCAATAAACTTAGAGCCTGCATCAATCAGGCATTTGAAGACAGGATAATGCCGCATAACCCGCTTCGGGGTGTTGAGGGGTTCAAGCAGGCAGAAACAGAAAGAAGTTATCTGACCCTGAAAGAAGTCAAGGCTATGGCAGCGGCACATTGCAAATACCCAGCCTTGAAAAATGCGTTCATGTTCTCTTGCCTGACAGGTCTCCGCAAATCAGATATTGAGAAACTCCGTTGGCGTGAAGTCCAACAACAAGGCGAGTTTACCCGGATAATTTTCAAACAGAAAAAAACAGGCGGGCAAGAATACCTTGACATCAACCCGCAGGCGATTCAGTACATGGGAGTTCGCCGTGAACCTGATGACCGTGTTTTTGTCGGTTTCAAATACAGTGCCTATATGCTGGCTGAATTAAGAATGTGGACGATTAGGGCAGGGATAACAAAAGACATTACATTTCATTCCGGACGCCACACCTTTGCCGTCTTGATGCTTGACCTCGGGGCTGAAATCTACACGGTTCAGAAGCTTCTCGGGCATAAGGAACTTTCAACAACGCAAATATATGCAAAGATTCTTGACAAGAAGAAACAAGAAGCGGTTGCAATGATACCTGACATCTTTAGTGCTGATGACAAAGAAGAATAATGCAGAACGGGGCGGCTTTATGGCTTAGCCCCTGTTCTTTGTTCGTAAAAATCCCCCTCGCCTGTCAGAAGCCAACGGGGAGAAACTTTGTATTCCCGCACAAGATAGGAAAGCCAAGCGGGTTGAAAAATATCCCTTGACATATCTTTTTCAAGACTGTTCAAATTCCAACGATTAATGTCAAATTCACGGGTAAAAGTCTGTTTGCCCCTTATCTTCCCATCATCTTTCAATCTATACAGGGCTTCAAAGAAACGGCGTATTATCTTCTGGCTGTCTTCTGTTTGCATAATTCTTCTGATTTAGCCGTTGCTGCGGCAAATTTCATATTTATTTCTTCTTCTCGTATATTTAGACGTTCCCGCCATGATTGAAGCGTTTCGGGGCTGAAATTGGCATTTTCCCCGTTCCTGACTTGACGTTCAAATAAACGAAGTTCCTCGGGGTTCATCACAGGGATGAAGCGTTCAAGTTCCATGACCTGATAAACGTGTTCAAGTGCTTCACGGCGTAAATCAGCCTGTTTCTTATCATTCAGCATTTCTCCCTGTCCCGTCAAGAACCACCGGGCGTTTATCTCCGGCAAAGCCTCAATAATTGAGACCACGGGCTGCAACCCAAAATCCACACCTTTCAGAAGTTTTGAAAGGTATTGTGGAGACCAGTTCAAAAGTGCGGCAAAAGCGGTCTGTCTCCCTCCGGTCTTATATTTAATAATGTCTTGAAGTCTTCTGTTCATGTCCTTTAGTATTTAGGTATTTTGAAAACACTCTTACCGACCACTCCTATACGGCAACGGCAGAGTTTGCATTCTCTTCCCGGTGGGCATTGATTTTTTTGTTTTCCTGAATCTGCTCTTTCAACATTTCCATCAATTCGTCTATCTGTTTGTCACGGGCTGAAAGGCTTTCCGCTTGTTGCCTGATAATTTCCCAAACATCTTTGGAAACCGTTACCCCGTTGTCTTCACTGTTCAGATTATTAGAAAGGAACATTTCCCCCTCGCCTGATTGAAGCCAAACAAAGTTTATATTTTCATCAAGGGAACAAATTCTTTTCATAAACTTCTCGGAAAGAGGCACTTTTCCCGTAACAACCTGAGAAAATGAGGATTTCGTATATCCAAGTGTCTCAGCCAATGCCCTTTCATTTTCCGCTATTTCCTTGAAAATAAGCCAATTTATCACTTTTTTCAACCGCCTAAGATGTTCCATCTATAAATACAATTATTGTTAAATTATAAATTTTATTTCGATTTGCTCTTTCAAAATAATTACTTTGTTTATATTTGCACCGTCATACAATTTTGTATGCGGACAAATATACGAAATAATAAATAAAATCGGAATAAACTGATAAGTAAATTTTTGATATGGAAAGAATTACGGACAAACTCAAAAAACTTCTCGCCCTCGCAGAACGGGGGTACGGTGGAGAGGCAGAGAACGCCCGCAGGCTGCTTGAAGCGCAACTGAACAAATACGAGTTGACACTTGAAGACCTTCTGAATGAAGGAAAGAAAAGGCGAATATTAAAATACCGTGGAGAAGAAGAACTGAGACTGGTCATTCAGGTTCTCGCATCTGTTCTCGGAAGCAAGAATGAAGTTTTCAATGGTTCGACTTACAATTCATCAAAGAAACAGATTTATATCGAATTGACAGACCTACAGTTTGCCGAAATCTCTGATATGATAGCCTTTTACAAAAGACAGTTCAACAAAGAGAAAAAACGCCTTTTGAAAGACTTGTTTTCAGCCTTTATTCAAAAACATCACCTTTTCGATTGTGACCCAATAGATAAGCCAAATTCCGAAAGTAAGGACATTGACCTTGAAGAACTTTTCCGCATTCTTCAATTATCCCGAAGTATGGAAGACGTGACATACAGAAAAGCAATTTCAAATAAATGACGATATGGAAACAATGATTTTTAAGACACCTTGCCAAACCGAGCGTGAAGCCCGTGACTTGGCTATTTACAACGAGTACAACGCTTTGATTTCCGTTGAAGGACAAAGCAAGACACTCGTAACGGAACATCTGATGAAGAAATACAACATCCACAGCGCAGGAACTATTTACCTGATTCGCCGCCGTGTTGAGAAGAAACTAAAATCACAGGAGGCGAACAATGGCAAGTAAAGAAGCGAACAAAGCCAAATACCAATACAACAAGAAGTACGTCGAATCGTATTGGGAACGGCGGGCACAGTCTCAGAACGGGACTGTAACAGAAAAAAGGATGAAAAGCACTGAGACCGTGAAAACGGGAACCGCAAAAACCACAAAAACCGTGACAGTCAAAGAAACAGAACTTCTTGATTGGCTTCTTCCTGAACCACATGTCACGGAGGTAACGGTCTCCCGGAACGGACAATCTGATGAACAGTATATCAAAGCCCTTGAAACGGCTAATAAGACGATCAATTCAGAGAACGCCCGTCTTCAAAAACTACTGAGCAAATATCAAGCTATCATAGAAACGGGTCTGAAAGCGATAATGTTTGACATAGAAAAATGCAAGTCATTATGAGAAAGAAAATTATTCAATGGGGATTCATGACCGTTCTCTGCCTTTGGGGTATGGTTTCGTTCATACTCATCGCAGGCGATGAAGCTCCCGAAGCACACCTGACATTAGGCGATTTTATATTGATTAAAGCCTTAGCGTTCGCAAGTTTCGCAGGCTGTCTTTTATGCGGCAAATGGCTCTTTAGAAAGGGGCTTCTCCCCGAAATCAACATACAGGAGGATTGAATATGGATATAACTTTGGAACAACTCAGCGAAAAGATAGACAACCTTTCACGGTTGACGCTTATCAGTTCAAAAACAGTTCTTGACTTTGAAGAAACAATTCTGTTCACGGGATTGAGTAAAGGACACCTTTACCGCCTGACAAGTAACCGGCAAATACCGTACTTCAAGAAGAACCGCAAACTATACTTCAAGAAGTCAGAATTGGAAGAATGGATGCTTGAACGGCGCATACCGACAGAAGAAGAAATTCAAAGTCAGGCTACAACATATTTGGCAACCCATAAAATTTAAATCAATCATTTATTAACATTTCAAATTTCATCATTATGGAAAATGACATTATTGAAATCAAACAAGCTGAAATGCTTGCAGGAATTACCCGGTCAGAAATTGACATTCAGATTGCCACGGCGAAGCAATATCCCCGTGACCTGAACACAGTCTTGAACAAAATCGCAACCTATGCAACAATGGATAGGGAAACGGCAGAAGACTGTTTCTATGTTCTTAGGAGAAAGGACGCTAACGGGAATGACAACACCATTGAGGGGCTTTCTATCCGTATGGCAGAAATCATCGCAGGGGCTTGGGGAAACCTGAGAGTTCAGACCCGTATCATCGGGAATGACGGGCGTAAAATCACGGCTCAGGCTGTCTGCCATGACCTTGAAACAAACTTCGCCGTATGCAAGACCGTTGACCGCCGGATAACAACGAAAACGGGCAAAACATACAGTGACGATATGCAGGTTGTGACAGGCAACGCCGCCGCTTCAATCGCTTTCAGAAACGCAGTCTTGGCAGTCATACCGAAAGCCGTTACAAAACGTGTCATTAATGAAGTGAAACAGGTTGCACTCGGTCAGGCGATTGACGTTGAGACATCACGCAAGAACTGTTTGGCAAACTTCGCTAAAGCGGGAGTAACAGAAGCCATGATTTGCCAATATCTCGGAATCAAGGCTATCGCCGATATAGACAAAGAACGTCTGTTTGAACTTAGAGCCACTTGGAACGCCATCAGAGAGGGAACGACAACAGTTCAAGAAACTTTCGTGAAACCCGCCCTCGAAGCAAAAGCACAAGAAGTATCCGACAAAAAGACTGCATCAGCAGCGGACAAGGCGGCAGCGGCTATCGCTCAAGCAACGGGAGAAATACCCGCCAATGTTGACCCTGAAACGGGTGAAATCAAAGAAGAGAAATTAAAGAAATCATCAACATCTAAAAAATAAACATTATGAATAATGAATTTATCAAAGTAAAAAGAGACGATTTACAAGGACTTTACCAAGTATTAACCAATTACCCGGCAATCTCAAAAGAACAGGTTCAGAACGAAATGCACAAGGTTTTCGGGGAGGAAACGTTCAAGCCGAAAGACATCATGGAACGTGTGAAAACCTTTGAAGACGCTTGCCGTGAACTTGGAGAAGACCACCCATTTGTAAGGTCATATAACGGTTATGCAAACAATATCCACGAAAATAATAAGAACGATACAGACATACTTGCGTACCTCAAACTACGTATTATCTGCGCCGCCTTGAACGAGGGCTGGGAACCTCAATTCACAGAGGATGAATGGCGTTATTATCCTTGGTTCACTCTTTGGACGGAAGATGAACTTTCAGAGAAGTCAGATGAATGGAAAACCGACCGACACCTTATATCAACAGGCGAATATCAAACAGACTATGCGGGTCTCGTTTGTGCGTCTTCGACTTACGCCCCCTCGAATGCGAGTGCGGGTATCGGTTCTCGCCTTTGCTTAAAGAGCGACACGCTCGCCGTTTACTGCGGGAAACAATTCATCAACATCTGGGCAGACTTCTGTCTTATCCGCAAATAAGTAACAACAAAAGTTTAACATTCAAATATCAACAGTTTATGGAAACTAAAAATAACAGCGAATTTCTATCAAAAGTCAACGCATTTCAGAAAGAAACACAAGAGTTCATCAAAAAGTCGGAAGGTAAACACGCCGTAATTATCATCGCCTCTGAACCTGACAAAAACGGGGAGGGCTCCAATCAAACCGGGTCCATCATGGGAAATGAAGAAGAAGCCGTTTACGCTTTAGCCGGATTCATGAGACAACCGCAAGGACGTGAGTTGTTAAAACGGGCTGCCGCTTTAAGTATGGCTGAATCTTTAATGAAAGCAGTATTGAACGTAAAATAACAGGAGGAAAGAAAATGAGTTACACAATTATCAGACCGAAAGACCGTAACGAATGGCTTGAATGCAGAAAGTCAGGTATAGGCAGCAGCGAGGTTGCTACCATTCTCGGGTTGAACCCGTGGGAAACCCCTTATCAACTTTGGAGACGTAAGATTGGTCTTGACGAACCAAAGACAGAGACCTTCGCAATGAAAGCGGGTCATTATCTTGAAGACGCTGTTGCGCAATTTTGGCATGACGATACGGGACGTGAAATAATCAAGTCATCAGCCGGAGACTGGCTGATAAGAAACAACGAACGCCCATATCTACAGGTCAGCCCTGACCGTACATATTGGCTCGCAGGAGAAAAGAAGAACGCTTCAAACAAAGGTGTTTTGGAATGTAAGACCACTCAAATGCAAATCTCTGCTGACGATCTTCCGAAACATTGGTTCTGTCAGGTTCAGTATCAACTCGGGGTTGCTGAATTGAAAGAAGGAAGTTTGGCTTGGCTCTGTTCAGGACGTGAGTTCGGATATAAAGACCTGTCTTTTGTTCCTGACTTCTACGCATGGATAGTTGAAGAAGTTGAAAAGTTTTGGCATGACAACATTCAGGGAAAGAAAGAACCCGAAGCGACATCGGTTCAGGACATCTTGCTGAAATTCAACCGCCACACGGACGGAAAAATCGTTGAAGTGAATGACGCTATTTTCTCAGACTATGAACGTTTGAAAGAAGTCAAGAAAGAATTAGCGAAACTTGACGAAATGAAAAGTGAATTGGAAGAGCGTATCAAACTTGGTTTCGGAGACGCAGAAGCTATCAGCTACGGGGGACAGACACTCGCCACATGGAAAGCCCCGAAACCGACAATGAAGTTTGACGATAAGGCTTTCAAGGCTGCGCATCCGGATATGGTCAAAGAGTTCACAAAAGAGGTTCAAGGGGCACGCCGCTTCCTGTTAAAATAAGGTTCAATCAACAAAGAAAGGTCAGACAGTTATGTATATCATTTCAAACAAGCAAATGGAAGATATAATCAGCTATATCGAAGCATGGAAAGACGGGGTTCAAGTTGAAGAAAAAGACACCCGGACGTACAACAAGGTTCGTCTCGCCAATATCCTTGTGAAGAAATTGAAAGCGAAACAGCCGCTTTCAAAGCCTGAACTTTCTAAGAACCTTAAAAAATTCATTTGAATTAAAGTGATTACATTATAATCATTTATCTTTGCAATAACCAAAATGAGAGAACAGTTTAAAAACAAATACAGACTCCGTACATGGGTTGAATATCCGAAAGGTTTTCAAACGCTTGCTGTTATGCGTGGTTAGCCCTAAATACGGAGTTTTAATTCAGATATGATAACACTCAGAGAAAACCAAATAAAGCCGATAAACAAGGCTATTCAGTTTTTCACGGAGAAGAAACCGAAGCCGAGTTTGATTGTTCTTCCAACCGCTTGGGGAAAGTCAATCTTGACGGCTTTTGTCGCAAAGAACAGCAACGACAAAATGATTGTTCTTCAACCCTCAAAAGAGTTGTTGGAACAGAATTATTTGAAATATTGCTCGTTATGTGGGGATTTCACCTTGAATGCGGGTATTTACAGCGCGAGTTTCGGGCGTAAAGACATCGCACAGATAACTTACGCCACGATAGGCTCAATCAAAAATCTCGGGGCTAATTTCAAGTCTCTCGGCTTCACTAAAATGCTGATAGACGAAGCGCACCTTTATCCCCGTGAAGCGGACAGCATGTTAGGACGTTTCTTGAAAGAAAGCGGTATCACTCACGTTCTCGGAATCACGGCTACCCCCGTGAAACTGCAAACGAACCGGGACAAAGACGGGGAAAACTTTTCAAAACTTGTCATGCTGACCTCCCGTTCAAAAAAAGGAAACTTCTTCAAAGAAATCATTCACGTTGGGCAGGTCTCGGAAATGGTTCGTCTCGGTTTTTGGTCTCCGCTTCAATATGAGACAACCGGCTTCGACAGCAGCCTCCTTGTCTTCAACACTTCAAAGTCTGAATACACGGAGGACAGTGTTCAGCGGGCGTATGACGCAAACGGGGGGACTGAACAAATCGTTCAAGCCCTTGACAGACATTCAGACCGCCGCCATATTCTTGTCTTCGTGCCATCTGTTGAAGACGCTATAACACTATCAAAGAAATACCCCAATTCTGCCGTGATTTACGGGGAAATGGACAAGACCGAACGTTCTCAGGTCATCACACGTTTCAGAGCGGGCGAAATACGGGTCATATTCAACGTAAGAGTGCTTTCAACGGGCTTTGACTATACAGGTATCGACTGTATCGTTTTAGGCGTTTCTACAGCTTCTATCGCCTTGTATTATCAGATTATCGGACGTGCCACACGTATTGACCCTGAGAAAACGGACGCTTTGATTGTTGACCTCGGAGGTAACGTTGAACGTTTCGGGCGTGTTGAAGACATCACGTTTGAGCAGGGAAAACTATGGCGAATGTTCGGAACGGGCGGACGGCTCCTGTCAGGCATACCCATTTCAGACATAGGTCATTATACCCGTGAAGATACACGGGCGATTGACGCACGGGCAGAAGCCCCTATTGAAATCATGCCATTCGGCAAATACAAGGGGAACAGAATATCGGACATCCCCCTTGATTACCGTCAATGGATGATACGCACTTTTAAATGGAGTTCCAATAATGAAAAACTCCGCAAATCAATTTTAGCAACTCTCTAAAGTTATCAGGCTATGGCAAGACCTAAAAAAGAAACCGTTGATTATTTCCCGCATTTCGTTAAGGGCGGGCGCACGATCTTCATTCTTGAAAACAAGTTCGGGAATGACGGATATGCGTTTTGGTTCAAAGTTCTTGAGATTCTCGGGGAAAGTGAGGGGCATTTTTATGATTGTTCTAACGCTTCAAATTGGGAGTTCTTTCTTGCCAAAACCCGTGTTACGGAAGACACGGCGAAAGACATCATCAAAGTTCTTATAAATCTCGGTAAAATAGACGCCGAATTATGGAATGAACACCGTGTTCTATGGATTGAAAATTTTGTCAGAAACCTTTCAGAAGTTTACAGAACCCGACACACGGATTTACCTAAAAAGCCCTATTTTAAGGATAAAAAACAGCCTGAACAAACGGTTTTCCCAGAGAAAACACAACCGGAAGACACGTTTTCTACGGGAAAAACCACCAAAGAAGAGGAGAGTAAAGAAAAGGAGAGCAAAGAAAAATATCCTTATCAGGATATATGCGCCCTGTGGAACTCAACCTGTGTTTCTCTGCCAAAAGTTCAAAAACTCAATGACAACAGGCGAACAAAAATAAAATGCCGCTGTGATGAATGGGGTAAGACCCGTGAGGCTTGGTTACAGACCGCAGAAGACATCTTCAAGCGTGTTCAGGCTTCCGACTTCCTGACCGGACGGCAATCCAACAAAACAACTTGGCGGGCAAGTTTTGATTGGCTTTTTGAAAACGGCTCAAACTGGGTAAAGGTTCAGGAGGGCAACTATGAAAACGAGAAAGGCGGGCGGGTTCATCAGAGCGGGGCGAAAATAGACAAGGTTGAACTCGGTGTCGGTGAGTTTTACGATAACACGGGACGCAGGACATACGGGTCAGGCAAAGCAACAATACCGCCATCAGCCCCACCCCGCCCGTCTGACAGACACGCTTGGAATAGTTCAACAAACACATGGATTTTATTATGAAAATGAATTGGGAAAAATACGGAATCAAAGCTCCTTACGGGCGTTCCGGCAACAAAAAAGTATTCTGTCCCCAATGCCATGACCAACGTCACGACAAGAGGGACAAAAGTCTTTCAATCAACCTTGAAACAGGCGAGTTCAACTGTCATTACTGCGGCTTTTCGGGTTGCGCTGCCGAAAAAGAACCGTGGGAACAGGATAAGCCGTGGAACAACACAGCCCCGATACGAAGACAGAAACCCGTTTACAAGAAACCCGCTCCACGTCAGGATTCTTCTTCAATCTCGGGCAAAGCCCTTGAATGGTTCAGAGGGCGTGGTATCAGTGAAAAGACCCTGACAGCAATGAAAGTAACCGAGGGGTATGAATGGATGCCACAGAAGAACGGAAAAGCGAATACGGTTCAGTTCAATTACTATCGAAACGGAGAACTTGTCAACACGAAATTCAGAACGGGAGACAAGTGTTTCAAACTCTGTTCAGGGGCAGAACTTCTTCCCTATGGGATTGACAATATCAAAGGGACAAAAGAATGCATCATAACAGAGGGAGAAATAGACGCTTTGTCTTTCTTTGAATGCGGACGGACAGACGTTGTTAGCGTCCCGAACGGGGCAAACTCAAACCTTGACTACCTCGATGACTATCTCGAAGAATACTTTGATGACAAAGAGACAATATACATCGCATCCGACACGGACACGAAAGGCGTTGTTCTGAAAGAAGAACTGATTAGACGTTTCGGGGCTGAACGCTGCCGGATCATTGAATACGGGGACGGCTGTAAGGACGCCAACGAACATCTGCAGAAGTACGGGCGTGAAAGTCTTCTGAAATGTATCGCTGATGCTCCCGAGATAAAGATTGAGGGTGTTTTCACGCTGTCAGACTTTGAACAATCCCTTGACGCTCTGTTTGAGCATGGCTTGCAGAAAGGGGTAACAATCGGGCATGACAACTTCGACCGATTGTGCTCTTTTGAAACAAAGCGTCTGTGTATCATAACAGGGGTTCCGAGTTCGGGTAAATCCGAATTTATTGACGAAATCGCTGAACGGCTGAATATCCGCTACGGCTGGCGTTTCGCTTATTTCAGCCCGGAAAACGCTCCGTTGGAATATCACGCTTCAAAACTGATTGAAAAGTTCACGGGAAAACAGTTTAACAAAGAACACCTGACATACGGGGAGTATAAGCAAGTGAAACAACACATTGAAACAAATTTCTTCTTCATATCCCCCAAAAGCGATTTCAGGGTTGACGCTATTCTCGAAAGGGCAAAATTCCTTGTCAGACGTAAAGGGATTAAAGTTCTTGTTATTGACCCGTATAACAGGCTTGAAGATGAAAGCGAGGGTAAGAACGAGACAAAATACATATCAAAGCTGCTTGACAAACTGACGAATTTCGCACAACAACATGACGTGCTGGTTATCCTTATGGCGCATCCGACAAAGATGCAGAAGAACAAAGACGGAGAGCCTGAGATACCATCCCTTTACGACATCAGCGGTTCAGCGAACTTCAACAACAAGGCTGATTTCGGTATTGTCGTTCACAGGAACCGAATTGAAAACACGGTTGAAATCTATGTGAAGAAAGTGAAGTTCAAACACCTCGGAGAGTGTGGAATGGCTCTGTTTAAATACAACCTGAACAACGGGCGTTACTGCCCCTTTGTCAACGGTACAGAACCCGTTTGGGACAACAGTAACCATTTACAGGAAGAAATGAAAAGGCGTGAACAAGAAGCCTTTGAAGCCTCTCAATTCAATTGGGATGACTTTCAACCCTCCGATGAAGAATGTCCGTTTTAATCATTAACAGTAAACAATTATGAGATACGCACTTAGAAAGCAAGATAAAATAGCATCCACTTTGGGTGACGATTATTTGAAAAATCATATCATCAAGAGCCTTGATTATTATTTTGGCAAATGCAGCAATGAACGCATTAAAGATGATATTTCACAAGAGGAATATGTAAGCCGGACAGGTGAGAATTATCCTATTTTGAGAATTAATGACCTTGCAGATGGCAACGCAATGTTGGAGTTTGCTGTTATCGGTCAGCAATATGATATTTTGAAACTTGCCTTCTTAGGCAGAATGAAAGGGTAATAACATGAAGCCGAAAGAATTTTTTGACGCTGTTGTCCGAATGAGAGAAAAGCAGCAAGAATATTTCAAAACAAAGACAAGTTCAGCCCTGACAGAAAGCAAGAGACTTGAACGGGTCATTGATGACGAAATAGAGAGAGTTCAAAGAATTATCCACGAAAGACAGAACCCGAAGTTATGGCAAGATTAGACATTGAAAGGCAAAAACGACTTGAACCCACACGCATTGAATATGCTGTCAGTCGCATTCAGGAACTCGGCTTTGAGATTGTTCAACGTGACAACACTCAGATACAGTTCATTCACAAAGGACAATCAGTGACGTTCTTCCCGTACAGCGGATGGGCGACAGGAAAAAGCATAAAGGACGGGCGGGGTCTTGAAAGACTTCTTAAACAGTTGAGACCATGAGACCAAAAGGAAACGGCTTGATTCCGCTTCATGATGACAAGACACAAGAACAGGGCTTCTTCTGTATGAAGTTGGTCGAGTTCCTGAATACAGAAGCCGAAATGGGAACTGATGAATACAAGCAGCTTTGGGAAGAACGATTTACAGCCGCAAAAAACGGTTGTTGCTCTTACAAAGAACGCTGCCCGATATATGAAAGAACGGTCAAGAACAGACCTGTACAACTGAATTTATTCACTTATAAAAACTGATATAAACATGAAAATGAGAAAAGTAGTATTAGATGAAAACATTATTCCCCCAATAACACACCCGTGGGGAAAAGTCTGGATTCAACCCAATCCCAAGGATATTATTTTAGATGATGAATATGCGGTTATGAAACAAAAAGACTTTGACCTTTTAGCCGATTATACAGCATCAGAACCAACGGGGAAATACAACGGAAAAATGTGGAAAGGAGAATTTAACACTGCTTCCGGAAGGAAATGGTATCTCTGTTGGTGTCATGATGAAAACTCCGTTTCACAAGAAATTTACATTTCTTATCGTGAAATTTTAATAATACAATAATTTCAAATCAACATGAATATAAGAAAACAGAAAAAACAAATTCCGGCTGAGTTCCGGAAACAAATGTACGAGAATTACAAAGCCAATATGACTTTATACGGTAAACCAATCCTCCCGTACAAACAATGGCTGAAAGACGTGTTTAACACTAAAATACCAACAAAATGAAAAAGATTATCATTATTTCAATCGCACTATTAGCCCTGACAGCGTGCGAATCAAAACAAGTTGAAGAAGTCAAGGCGAGTTCTAACCAATCATACCCCGTTGAAAAACTGTTCACGGTTGACGACATCACGGTTTACCGTTTCAGGGACAATGACCGTTACGTTTACTTCACAAACAGAACGGGCGATGTTCAATACAGTTATCAGAAGCGGGTCGGAAAAGCAACGAGAACAATCAGGGTTCAAACAGTGTGCAACGATGAACAAGAATTTAAAAATCAGTGAAGTCAGAGCCTTTCTCGCGTCCGCTTCAAGGCAGTTTGAGCGTGAGAACATCTTTCTCCATAATGTCCGTTTCAAGCGTGACGAAAAGACGGGAGAAGTGATTGACATCATTATGAGTTATGAACAGAAAGACAATGAAAAGGAGGGCTACAAATGAAAGACAGTTTGGATGATGTTTGTGACCGTCTTCAAGAAAATCTTGGTCTCCTTGATGAAGCAATCAAAGAGTTAAAGGAGGCTTTGATAAACGCTCAGGAAGCTTTAGGAATGTCTGTCGCTGAGATTGAACGGGCTATCGAACAAATATCAAGGCTCGGGGCTGAATGTCTGATGGCGCAAGTTATTGAACACAGCTTGGAATATGAACTGAAAAAAATAAGCCTTGAAGATTATGAAATCTGTCCTGAACCAGCAGAGCGTGAACCGTACCCACCATACAGGGAACGGCTGCACCCCCGAAAACATTGGCAACGGAAACCCTATTGGCTCAGAACCCGGAGCAACCCGAAGAAAAAAGGGTATCACTAAACCCGGAAGCCTGAACACAAATGAAGTGAACGAATTACGAAAATGAATATTTAATCGAATAAAAGACAATAAATTATGGGTAATTTTTCAATCAAAGAAGACCTCCTGAAACTGAAAGGGGCATTCATAACAAACTTCAAAGGACGCACGGAAACAAAACGCTGTCTTGTCATCCCGGTTGATGACAGCGGACTTTATGTCGGAGAAAAAGGCGTTTACCTGAACCTGACAGCCATAGAAATGGAGAACCCGCAGTTCAAGGAAACCCACTGTATAAAACAGTCACTTGACAAGGAAATATACGAATCCCTGTCAGAAGAACAGAGGCAAGCCCTCCCAATAATCGGCGGCATGAAACCACTTGTGAAGAAAGCCGCCCCACAGATGAACGTCAACTCAACCTTTGACGGAGCGCAAGCTGTCGAAAACGAAGATGATCTGCCGTTCTGATGAAATGAACAAATACATGGCTAAAATTCACAGGCGAAGGGGAGCAATCCCCTTTCTCTTTTCCCAAAGCCTCAAATACGCCCTAAATTCACGTTAAAACATGAAAGAGAATAAAAGTATCACGAAAACAAAGAAAAGCCGACAGACAGCGGCAAAACAGCCTGTCCGTGATGTTTTCACGGTCATTTGTAAGACAGACTTAAAAGTAGAATGCGTTAAGGAGTTCAAGTTTCATCCCGTCAGAAAGTGGCGGTTTGATTACGCTATACCCGAACATAAAATCGCTCTTGAAGTTGAAGGAGGCGTTTGGACGGGTGGGCGGCACACTTCCCCTAAAGGTTTTCTCGGGGATATTGAGAAATACAATACTGCCACGCTTATGGGATGGCGTGTGTTCAGAACAACGCCTGATGACTTGTACAAGAAAAAGACCCTTGATTTGATAAAAACTGCCATTTCAGGGTAATTTGCCCCCGAAAAAGCCCCTTTTTTGCTCTAAAGTGATTACAATATAATCGTTTTTGTCTAATTTTGTGCTTACAATATAATCATAAAACAAAAAAACGATTATGAATACAGAAACAGTTCATCTTTCACAAATTCAGGTTAATGGGGCAAACCCTCGTATAATCAAGGACGACAAGTTTGAGAAGCTAATCAAATCGATTCTGATTCTCCCGAAGATGCTTGAACTTCGCCCGATAGTAGTTGACAACACGTTCACGGTTCTTGGCGGCAATATGCGTCTTCGGGCTTTGTCTGCTATCGCTGAAATGTCCCCCGCTGAAATAGACACCCGGCTCGGAAAGTGTTCAGGCTATGCACAGAAGACAGAAGCGGAACGAGACCTTTTGCGTAATCATTGGGAAAAGTGGCTTGACAACCCGACCGCCCATGTCATAAAAGCTTCTGAACTGTCAGACACAGAACAGCGGGAATTTATCATCAAAGACAACGTGGGATATGGAGAATGGGATATGGAAGCTCTCGCCAATGAATGGGACACGGAAGAGCTTGTTGATTGGGGCTTAGACCTGTGGGAAGAAAACAAGTCAAGCGAAAACACAGACAGTTCTCCACGTCCGAACAGCGCACCCGAATCATCATTGTTTGACCGCTTTGTCGTTCCCCCGTTCTCTATACTTGACACCCGAAAGGGTTATTGGCAAGACCGAAAAAAGAAGTGGTATGACATTATCGGGGATATGGGAGAAAGCCGCAATGATACACTTGTGACAAGCCTTGAAATCAAGTATAAAGACTTGTATCAAAGAACCCGTGAGCACAGAAAAGAACTTGGCATTTCATTCAAAGAGTACATCGAAAAGTACGTTCCGAAAGAAGACCTTGAACGGGAACAGTCGAAAATCGTTGCTCAGGGCGTTTCAATCCTTGACCCTGTTATGGCTGAAATCGTATGCCGTTGGTTCGGATTCAAGAACTGTCAGACGTTTGACTGTTTCGCTGGCGATAGCGTTTTCGGCTTTGTTTCCGCTTATCTCGGCAACCAATTCACAGGCATTGAACTAAGAGAACAGCAAGCCAATCTGAACAACGAGCGTGTGGCTGAAATGACCGCCCGTTATATTTGCGATGACGGTCAGAACGTGGCAAAACACATTGAGCCTGAAAGCCAAGACCTTCTGTTCAGTTGCCCGCCGTACTTTGACCTTGAAGTTTATTCAGACCTCCCGAATGACGCAAGCAATCAGGGAAGCTATGAAGACTTCATTCAGATTTTAAGAAATGCTTTCACGGCGGCTGTCGGCTGCTTGAAGAAGAACCGTTTTGCCGTCATCTGTGTGGGCGATGTACGTGACCGGAAGACAGGCTTTTATTATGACTTTTGCGGCGACATCAAGCGGATATTCCGTGAAGCGGGCGTTCTCCTGTATAACGAAATCGTCCTTGTTGAACAGACCGCATCAACAGCCCTAAGAGCCGCCCGATACATGGAGACAAGAAAGGTCGCAAAGACACACCAACATATCCTTGTATTCTTCAAGGGAAACCCGAAAGACATCAAGAAAGAATACCCGAAAATTGAGTACACAGATGAAGACATGGTTCAGTTTGAAGCCACTGAAACTTCTTCTGAAAATGAAACCACCGAAAATGATTGATTATGCAAGCTAAAATTTGGAACCATGCTCAATGGGTCAAAGAAACAGACCCGAAAGCCCTACGGAAGATGTTTGATGAACTTCTCCAACAGTCAGGGTTCAATGTTCTGAGTTGCACAGAACATCATTTCAGCCCGCAGGGATACACGGCGTTGTGGCTTCTTTCTGAGAGCCATTTCGCTGTTCACACGTTCCCCGAGTTCGGGAAATCATATATCGAATTATCAAGCTGCAACCTTGAATTTTATCTGAAATTCCTATCAATGACAAAAGAACTATGAGCAAAGCACAGGAAAAGAAAAGAAACCAATTGAAACAAGCCCGCCTTGAAATCGTGGCGGGTATGTACAAGCGGGGCTACAGCCTCAGAAAAATTCAATCAGAAGTCGTGAAACGGCTTGAACTGTCTTCTTATTCCCTCGCAACGGTTCATAAAGACGTTCAAACGCTCCTTGAAGAATGGCGGGAAAACAGGATTGAGGACATGGACGCTGCACTGACACTTGAACTTGAACGCATTGACGAAACTTGCCGTGAACTATGGGAGCAATGGGAAAAGTCAAAGACTGACTACAATAAGACACAACGCAAGCAGAAAGGCTCTCCCGCCCGTGACAATGAAACGGGACAAACAGCAATCAGGACGTATCAGACTGAAAGAACTGAAACGGAAGTCATCATGCTGGGAGACCCGTCTTACATCGCCGAAATCAGAAAACAACTTGAAGAACGGCGTAAACTTCTCGGTCTTTATGCCCCTGAAAAGAAGAATATCAGTGGGGATGTGTCTTTTGCCTCCTTGCTGATTGAAAGTGGCATGTTGGATGAAGCCGAAACGCAGACTGAAGACGAATAAGCCCGATTGCGCCCGAATACGGCTTCAAAATCTATCAATCGTATAAAGTTACCATTTGAAAACGAAAGCCCGGCACAGGGCGAATCAGCAAAAAATAACTCAATGAAGAAACAGAACAAAGATAATATTATCCGCAAGAAAGGTCTTGAACTGATGAACCTATGGCGGGCAGACTGGAACAGGTTTGTCCGTGAAGCCCTCGGAGTGACCCTTGACAAAGAACAACAAGAAATACTGTCAAGCGTTCAACACAACAGGCGAACATCGGTTGCGTCCGGCACAGCACGTGGGAAAGACTTTGTGGCGGCTTGTGCCGCTATCTGTTTCTTGTACCTCACTCCCCGTTGGAGAAAGAACAGCCTGGGAGAAATAGAACTTGTAGAAAATACTAAAGTCGCTTTGACAGCCCCGACAGACCGACAAGTGAAAAACATCATGATGCCTGAGATTAGCCGCCTTTTCAACAGGGCAAAAGCCCGTGGTGTTGAACTTATCGGCAAACTGAACGCCTACGACATAAGAACAAACAACGATGAATGGTTCCTGACAGGCTTCAAGGCTGATGAACACAACCATGAAGCGTGGTCAGGTTTCCACGCCGTTCATACAATGTTCGTCATCACAGAGGCAACAGGTATAGGGGATGACACATTTGCCGCCATTGAGGGAAACCTGCAGGGCGATAGCCGTATTCTGATTGTCTTCAACCCCAACACGACAGTAGGATACGCAGCCAAATCTCAGAAAGGCGACCGCTGGCACAAATATCGTCTGAACAGCCTGACAGCCCCTAACATCGTTAACAAAAAGACCATTATTCCCGGTCAGGTTGACTATGATTGGGTATTGGATAAACTTGAAAACTGGTGTACAAGGATAAGCCCTGATGAAGTCAGGTCAGAAATGGATGACTTTGAGTTTGACGGGCAATGGTATCGCCCGGAAGACCTGTTCAGAAAGAAAGTTCTCGGTCTGTTCCCGAAAGTTGATGAAGACACGCTTATTCCCCCGCAATGGCTTGAAGAAGCGCATGAACGTTGGAGGCAAGCCAACGGGCATGAACCGCTTCGGGCTGACCTCAATATTCTCGGGGTTGACGTGGCGGGAATGGGGCGTGATTCCTCCTGTTACGTTCTTCGCCGTGACAACTGGGTCGCTTCTTTTGACGCTCACAACTCAGGTGGAAGCGCAGACCACATGAAAGTGGCAGGTAAAATCATGGTAACCCGCCGCCGCAACATCGAGTTGTTTGTAAGCATCGACACAATCGGCGAAGGAGCGGGCGTTTATAGCCGTTGTGTTGAACTTGAAGAAGAACCACAGTACATCATAAGCTGCAAATACTCAGAGGGGGCAAAAACACCTAACGGACGTGAACTGACAGACCTGACGGGGCAATATAAGTTTGTCAATATGCGGGCGTATCTGTTCTGGGCTGTCCGTGATTGGTTGAACCCGAAGAACAATACAGGAGCCATGCTACCGCCTGATGACAAGTTTGACGAAGAAGCCACAGAAATAAAATGGTCTTTCCGCTCTGACGGTAAAATTCTTATTGAACCGAAAGAAGACATTAAAGACCGCCTCGGGCGAAGCCCTGATAAGTTTGACGCTTTGGCTAACACGTTCTACCCTGTTCGGAACGCAAGACCTATCAACGTGAACAGAATTGCGAAAATGATACGGAGATAATAAACAGAATGTTCAATTCAAAAAATATCAAAAAATGACAATCGAAGAAATTTTAAATTCGGACATGACGGCAGAACAGAAGATTGCCGCCCTGAGTGAAAAGACCGTGAACGTCCCTGTTTGGGGCGGTAGAAAAGGGCTTGAAATGGAGTATAACCCGAAGTTTCACCCCGTCATGGATAGACAGAAATACCCGGACATAGTGAATGAAGACGGCATTCAACCCGTGACCCGCATTGCGCTTGGTTTTCAGAAACTCGCATCAAAGAGAATGACAGAACTTGTAACGGCTATACCCATCAAACGTGTATTCAAGCCTGAGAACGACAAGCAAAAAGAAGTGGCGACATTCATAACAAGCGTCCTCGACAAAAACCGAATTGACAGTGTTGACATAGACCGTGTGAACAGGTTCTTTGCAGGTTGCGAGATAATGACCCTATGGTACGCCATTGAACAAGAAAACACGCTTTACGGGAGAAAAAGCCCCTTGAAGATTCGCTGCCGTACGTTCTCCCCTATGCTCGGGGATGACCTTTACCCGTTATTTGATGAATATGGCGACATGATAGCGATGTCGGTAGGCTACCAACGCAAGAAAGGGCGAAAGACCGTGAAGTTCTTTGACGCATACACGGCAAACAAGCATATCAAATGGTCTTCCGAAAGCGGTTCATGGCAGGAAGTTGAGAATGAAGATATAACACTTTTGAAAATCCCTGCCATTTACACTTGTCGCCCTTTCCCGATTTGGGAATTCACGTCAGATACAGTTTACGAAATCGAATGGTCTTTGAGCCGTAACGGTAACTATATTCGTGAGAACTCAAAACCCCTGTTCTGTGTCTTCGCTGATGAAGCTATAAACTACGGCGATGAAAAAAGCCCTGATAAAGAGGCACGTGCCGTTATGCAATTCCCCAAAGGAAGCACGGCGGGGTACGTCACTTGGCAACAAGCAGTTGAAAACCTGAAATTTCATGTTTCAGAGTTGAGAAACCTCTATTTCACAATGCTTCAACTTCCTGATTGGTCTTACGAAAAAATGTCCCAAGTCGCCTTGTCAGGAGAGAGCCGGAAACAACTGTTCATTGACGCACAACTGAAAGTCAACGATGAAAAAGGACCGCTGATTGAGTTCTTCGACCGTGAAGTGAACGTAATCAAGGCTTACGCAAAGATAGTCTTCGGGGACAGCTACGCCGCCGACATTGACGCTCTGAAAGCCGAAATCATCGTTACCCCGTTCACTATCTCAGACGAAAAGGATGACATCAACAACCTGATGACAGCCAACGGTGGCAAGCCTCTTATGTCCCAGCGTGAATCCATTGAACGATACGGGCAATCTGATGACGTTGACAAGACGCTACAAGAAATCAAGGAGGAAGAAGCCCTTGACAGTTTCAATATGACGGAATAACAAGAAAGAGGGAACTATGGCAATATCAAGAAGAAGACAACCGCCAAAGACAAAAGAACCACCGAAGTATCAATGTCGAGATTGCGGAAACAGTTATGACTGGCATGAGATAGGCGCAAACGGGAAACCGTTCATGTGCCGTTGCCCGTTCTACACGGACGGCAAATTCTGTCGCTTTCTCTCAGACCCTCAGTGCGAACATTTCATCAAACGGGAGGTAAACAATGGCAAGGCTGAATAAATGGGAACGTCAACACCTGAAAGACTTGTCAGCCCTTGACAAGCGCATAGAACTGATTTACGAGACTGCTGTCAAGGAAGCTGCACGCATTGGTGCGACCATAGGCGATTTTAACCCCGACAGGCTTTTTTCTTTCAGCGACTATCCAATTACACGCAAAAGAATAGAAAAGCTGTTGTCGGGGCTAAAAAGCGGGTTGTCGGCGGCGATAGTCAACGGCATAAACTCCGCTTGGACGCTATCAAACAACAAGAACAACGAACTCGCCCGTCAGGTCTTCGGGGATAACGTGGGGAAACTCTCTCAGGCTCAATACCGCCGTTATTTCTCAACGAACGATGAAGCCCGTGAAGCGTTCATTCAGAGAAAGACAAACGGGCTGAACCTCTCTGATCGTGTATGGAACTATACGAACCAGTTCAAGGAGGAAATAGAACTCGGGCTTGATGTCTGTTTGAGAAACGGCGTATCTGCCGAGGACATGACAAAAGAACTGCGTCAATACCTGAAATTCCCCGACAAACTGTTCAGACGTGTCAGGGATGAACACGGGGTTTTGCAGCTATCCAAGCGTGCGGCGGCTTTTCATCCCGGTCAGGGTGTTTACCGTTCTTCATTCAAGAACGCCCGCCGCCTTGCCGCCACGGAAACAAACATCGCCTATCGCACGGCTGACTATACCCGTTGGCAAGACCTTGATTTCGTTGTCGGGATTGAAATCAAGCTGAGTAACAACCATACTTTGAACGGTATTGAGTTCACGGACATTTGCGATAAACTGAAAGGGCTTTACCCGAAAGCGTTCAAGTTCACGGGGTGGCATCCACACTGCAAATGTTATGCCGTGACTATATTGAAGACCGAAGAAGAAATGGCAAAAGACAACCGCCGCATCATGGCTGGGGAAGAACCTGTTCAGGGAAGCATGAATGAAGTCAAAGACGTTCCCGCCAGCTTCAAACAATGGCTTGAAGACAATGAAGAACGGGCGAAACGTCTGTCTTCTGTTCCGTACTTCATCCGTGATAACGTGAAGTTCATCCCTGAAAGGTTCATTCAGAATATGGGAACACTGAAAGGCGGTCAGGATGCGGGGCTTATTGAAAACCTGAAAGAAGCCTTTCTGAAACTCAAAGACCCGAACTATATCACGGGCAAAGAAGTTCAGAATACGATTAAAACCTTTGCACAGAACAACCCCGATTTATTCCTCGGTGGGCTGACAGATGTCGTGATAACACGGGCGAAAGGTGTAAGTTTCTTCATGGCGAACTCCCGGTCTTACCTGACCTCCACGGGGGCTTATGATATGGCGGGAAACACAATCAAGATTGCTAACCGGGAATTCCGGCTTGTCAGTGGCGAAACATTCAACCCGCTTGAAGAAGTCAAGGGAGCTTTAAAAGCCATATCCACGGGTGTTGATATGACATTCAAACAAGAATACGCCCTTGAAAGCCTATGGCATGAAATACGCCACGCACAAGCTGTCGGCTGGAAAGATTTGAAAAAGAAAACAAAACTGAAAAGCGATACAATGGAAACCATCAATCAGTTCTGCGCCCGTCATTCATATAGCGGCTTCGTGAAAAGTCTCGGAGGAAAAACGGTTCATGTTAAAGAAATCATTGAACAGGGTTATGGCTATGGAAATTATGTTTCTAACTTCCATAGTCTGTTGAAGCATATAAACGTCACACAGGCAGAAGCGCACGCCCATTTCAAAGACATCATTCTGAAAACCCCGTATGAAGAGATTCAAATGGAAATCGTGAAGTTTGTTCAGGCGAAAGGGAAATACGACATCATACAAGCGTACAACATCGTAGAATACATGATTAACAAAAAAACTAATGTATTTGTTAAATATTTGCAACAAATGAAATGATTTTACGGGTGTGTTATCAAGCGATAAAAATCCCATTTCAAATCGGGCGGCAATTTATTAGCGTACATTGTCGCCCGTTTCATGTCACCCCGTTCATGCATCAACTTGGCTAACCCCAAATTTGCGCTATCTTCGTCATTGAAAAGCAAATAATGCTCCTTGTCGGGTATTCCGATATTCTCCCGTTCTTTGTCTGTTATGTTATAATCAAAAACTGTTTCCATACTCTGAGCTGTTAAGTTATTTTCTCCGAATTTGACGTACAAACGCTTTACTTTCCAAATTGGTGTAAGTCTTCACGTTCTGAATTATCGCCCGGCATTCGGGCGCATTTAAAGCCGTTCAAGAATATCTAAGAACTCCTGCTTTGAAATACCGATGTTTCTCAGATTGTTACGGATGATAAACTCAGGAATAGGATTTACATGGGTCTGAATGATAACGGGGCGTGTCATCCCCTCTTTTATCCATGCCTCGTGCCCACCTTTTGTCCGGGTCTTTGACAATCCAAGCCGTTCAAGAACAGTACAAAACTCGGCTATTGTGATATTTGCCAACGTTCTCATGCCAAAGCGGGGATTCTTGCGGGTGCAACAACACGTTCAAAACTCAAATTACTTCCCAATAGTTTTTTCATCTCGGGTTTCTTCATAAGAACCGTAAATGCGGGCGGTAAAATGCTCTTTTTGCGGAATTTCCAACCATGCGCCAACAAGTCATCATGGAGCGTTCCTGTTTCAACACAACATTCAACATGAAGTTGAAACATTTCATAAAAAGAACTTATCGCATCATTGTAAGTTTCGGCACAAGTCGATAAGTCGAGAGCCGGACAATAGGCGATATAATTCCCATCTTCCCTAAAGATGTAAAATTCCAAAGAAAAGCGGTATTCAGTAGCCGCATTATCTTTCGCTTCTGCTTTTAAAATCAATTTATTAGCCATAATATTTAAAATTTATTTATTAACATGATACACTACTCGTATGCTGTTCAAACGTTCTTGAAACAAAACATCTTCACGCATTTTCCGTATATTGAACCTTGTTTGCAAGCTTAACAATGGTTCAACTTCAACCCCCAGCGCAGCCTCAAACAACAACGCCGTTTTCTCTGTCAAGGGACGGCGACCATTCAAAATCTCATTCAATGCAGAATACGCAATTCCCATTTGCTCCGCTAATTTACACTGCGAAATCCCTCTGTATTCTATTTCTTCTTTCAAAATCACCCCCGGATGCGTAGGGAACGCAGGTTCAAGATTGTTTGCTATCATTTTAGGGTCAACCCCTTGTATTGTTGTCATCATACAATTCGGTTTATATAACGATTTTACTTCTGTCATTGCAAAGATAATCATTTTACTATTATCTTCACGAATTTTGCGAAGATTATTTTTGAAAGCCTCAAACGGGTAAACCGAATATAATGATTACAACATAATCATAAGCACCTCTGATTTACCCGTTTTTAGCCCCGTAGTTGAATTTTCATCTATCAATCAAGGCAAGTATCCACCCAACAAAAAACAAAGCCTTAAACAGCCTTATTTGCGCTTTTCTGCGATTTGCTATGAATCGCCTCTTGACTTATCCCACAGCGTTTCCCGTTATACGGCGTACCATTAGGGAGCCCGATGTTATACAAGCGATTGACTTTGCAGCCGATTTGCTCCGCCGTGAAGACCTCATAAATCGCCGCAAGTGACGTGAAGAAGAACTCAGTTCTTTCGTCATCATTCAGGGGTGGTTCTTTGAACTGTACTCGGTAAATTGTCTTTTTCTCTTTCGCCATAGTCTTTTTCTGTTTAACGCCCCAAACCTTGTGTCAGGCGAACCTATCCAAAAATCGGCGTGTGCGCCTGACCCGTCAGGGTCTTTTTTATACTACGTTAGTAGTATTTTTTCTATATTCTTTTCTTTACTCTCCTCTTACGCGCGCGCTGTATTGAGTTTTATCGAAGAAAACATTTAATCAAACAGGGTTTTCTACGAGAAAACCTATATTATCTCGTAGAAAACCTTATTTTCCAAGTTTCATTTAAAAAGTTCTTCAACCCCATAAAAAGCCGACTTCCGTCTGATTGTTTTCGCTGTCTCAACACCCCATATCCGGGCAACAAGCCTGATAGCTTCTATATCCCCGTCAAAGGCAATGCAACATTCATGGTTATTGTATTCATAGCAATAAACCTCCTGCGGGTCACATTCATTCTTTATTCGGGCTTCCATGTCTTCGTAAAACTTGAATAGGCGTTCTATACCGTCTTTTGTGCCATAGCCTCCTGCGCCGAAACTGTAAATCTTCTCCCCGTCATTCAAAGGGCGTATTCCTTTCATACCTCTTGCGAATGATTCATTACCGAAAGCGAAGAAGCAATCGTATTTCTTCACGTCAACCGAATCACGCTCATTACAGAGGGATTTATAACGTCCCAAAGTCCGGGCGTTCTTCCATGTCATTAAACAATCATTTTCAATATCTTCATTGAACTCAAATTTCTTTTCGTCTGTTATCATTGTCTCTCAGTCATTAAGCCCGACACGGGGCTTTTACGGCTCTCTGTCGGGCGGGTTAAACATCATGTCAACTATTCAAAATCGGGATAAGTCATTTTAATAGGCATATCAGGCTCTCCCTCAAAGTCGTTATTGCAAGCTGAATATAATTCAGGCGTATCGCTCCCGAGCGTAATGTCTTTCCATAATCTCCCGTTAGTGTCTCTGTAAACGGGTCTGTCCCAACTGTCAACCCCAATAAATGTCAAATCGGTCTTTTTCATTTTCTGTTCTTATATTTAAGCCCGTGAACCCGTTTTCCTGACAGGTTCACAGGGGTTGGTTATTTTATGCGGTTACTTTCACACGATTGAGAAGTGCCCCTGAAATTTCATGTAATTCCCGGCTTCTTTCGGGGGTCAGTTCTCGGGCGTGAGCCGTGATTGCCTGAGTGAGCTTCCAAAGGGTTGAACCTCCCTGAACACCGTCTTCGGGGTCATTGCGCATCAAAATCTTTTCAACTTCCTTGCTTTCCTGTTTCAGAAGACTTCCGTTCTTTGTCAGATTTTTCAACTCGTGTTCAAAATCAACGTCAATTTCAGAAGCCCCCTGTATCTCGTAGGCTTTCTTCATCAGGTTATCTTTCCCGAATAGCCCTTTTGTCAGGTCTTTGACCGCTGAAACAGTGGTCTTCGTGTCAAGTTCATACGTCCGTTGTGACAGCTTCAAATTATCAGGCAATTTAGAACCTAAATGAACCTGTTTCATCACACTTTCACGAACCATGCCATTAAGACAAGCCCCGTTCAAAAGAAACGCCCGCATATCAACAGCCCCGTCCCCGTAGTCAGAAGTAGAGAAACGTGCTCCCGCAAATATGACAACATCGCCATTTTTCGCTGTCGGGATAACAAGCGGCTGTGGCAGGATTGTTTCTGCCCATACTTTCGTGTCGTTCATATAGGCATCTGAAATAACAGCCCCCTGCCGGCTCGCCTCCTGAACAAAGGCGGTCAGGATTTCAACGCTGTTCAAACGGCGATAACTGTCAGAGAGAACGCCCCGAACCTGTTCCCCTACGGTTCTGACAAGAACACGGCTTCTTTCCGTCCAACCGCTGTGCTCATTCAGAATTTCGGCGGCAAGGTTTTTAGCCCATTCAGCCCCTTGCGAAAGCTGTCGAAGATAACGCTGGGGCACTCCCATTCTGTCGGCAAGCTGACCTATAGCGTTATCATGGAGCGTAAACTGACCGTCAGGCATATTCATTATCAGTTTTTCACCCCCGTTGAATGTTATCACGGGGCTGTGGTCTTTCTGTTTCAGATTTACCCCTATCGGAGCTACATAATCCTGCGCTATCTTACCCTCGTTGATAAGGCGTTCCATCGCCGCTTGAACCCCAACGGCTTTGCCGTCAATCATTCTTTGAACCTTGTTGATTACAACATCATTCAACCCCTGCTGCAGGGTCTTTTCATTTGTTACTGTTATCGCTTCCATTTTCTGAAAAAATTATATGGTTAATACTGAATTGATTTTTCTAAATACTCCTTTGCTTCTTCAAACAAGGCGGCTTCTGTCAAGTCTTCCGAACTTGGTTCAAAGCCTGACATATAAGCTGCTTCGATGATTTCTTTCATGATTCAAAGATTTATAAATTCAACGTTTGGGAAATTCTTCAAAACTTTTGCTTTCAAGTCTTCAATTTGGCGGTCACCATTGCAAACCCGTTCTTCGTAAGGGGTCTGATGCTTGTAAGTTTTATAATATGCAACGGGCTTTTCGCAATTGCGCATTTCCTCTCTGTTATTGAAAACTGAAACGGCTGTTCCGTATTTCCCGTGATGTCTCGGAATGTTGTAGTGAAACCTTGCTATCATAATTCCGTCCTCCTGATTATTTAATATAAAATGAAAATTTGATACCTCTGCGGAGTTTGCATACGCATACATCTTCAACGTTATTGAAAGCCCGTTTCAAAAGTTTATTGAACATTTCAACGCCGATCAGAGCGATAGCCCCTGAAACGCCAACCAATTTGTGAACCTTGTTTCCCTTGCCGTCAATGCCTGAAACCTTAATTCTGAAATTACGGTTGATTTCTCTTGTGCTGTATGCTAAACTCACTGTCTTCATATTTCTGCTTTTTTGAGATTTAAAAGTGATTACATCTTAATCACGTTGCAAATATAAGTGAAGTATTTTGGAAATAATCAACTATTTCCGAGGAAAATTTAACTACACAGTTTATTTTAACCCCTCTTAACTCCATAAACGCAGTATTTAACTCCACTTTCAGGCAAACAAAAAAATAAACGTGATTTATAGCACAAAAAACATAAACAAGCAAGAAAAATCGAATATTTTCTGATTATATTGTAATCACATTTAAAATAAAACCATACCTTTGTTGCTGTAAACTTATCAGTTAAACAATATTTCATTATGAGACAACAAATTTTAGATGCGCTGAAAGCCAAATTTTCGGGGGTCAGCGAAAAGATTTTAGGCAGGATAGCCGACAAGTTGGCGAAGACTGCAACAACCGCTGAACAAGTGACAACCGCCGTTGAGGGGGTCACGTTCCAGCAAGTTCTTGAAAGCTACGGTGACAGCCGTGCGACAGAAGCCCAACAGACAGCCGTGCACAACTATGAAACCAAACACGGTCTGAAAGACGGGCAAAAGATTGATAACGGGAGCGGTTCTCAGGGAGGAACGCAAACCGTTCAGACACCACCCGCAGGAGGCGAGCAAGTTCCGGCTTGGGCACAAACTCTTATCGACAGCAACAAAAAGTTAGAAGAGCGTTTGAACAAAATGGATGGCGACCGCACAACCGCAACCCGCAAACAACAACTTTCCACAATCATTGAAAAATTACCTGAAAATCTCAGAAAAGCTTACGAGCGCACACCTGTTGACGGTCTGACTGATGAACAGTTCAACACGCTTGTCAGCGAAGTTACTTCCGAGGTGGACGGCATTGTAAATGACACACGGGCAAAGGGGGCTGTTTTCGGAAGACCTGCCGCACAGAACGGCGGTTCATCAAGTCAAGGGAACGAACTGACAAAAGAGCAAATAGAGGCTATATCGCACCGTGATAACAAGCCCGCTGACGGTCAGCCGTTCTAATGTTTAACATTCAAAATTCATTCGAAAAATGGGAATGACAGTAACACGCAGGAAAGACACACGTACCTCACGTGTTTTCATGCACAAAGTAGCGGATATTCGCGGCGGTGTTTCAGTCAAGGTTTCTGAACTCAGCGGCGATTTTCTGAACGAGGGCGCAGTTTTGAGCGCACCCGATAACGGTCTTTGTCATGTTGTGAAGATTGCCGTTCTGTCGGCAGAAGCGACAGCCGAAGCAACCGACATCAAGGTGAAAAAAGGTCACAATTTCAAAGTGGGCGATTTCATTATGGCTGATGAAGGAGGCAAGGCTTACGCTATCACATCTATCACAACCACAGAGAAAACCTATGACACAATCAAAGTTGGGACAACTCTCGGCGTGAAGATTGGGAAAGGCGGCTTTATTATTGAAGCGGCAGCGGAATCGGAAGCGGAAACCTCAAAACTGAAATACACCCCGCTTTCACTTGTCGGAACAGGCAAGCCCATCGTGCAAAACTCAAACCTTGACACCGACGCTTGGCTTATTGGCGTGACAAAGGGCAACCCACTTCCTGAATGCGTGATGAAACACCTCAAAGGTATCATAAACTATTAATCGTAAGTAATTTATGGGAACTATTGTAAATACAATGATTCAGGGTTTGACCGAACAAATGGTTCAAGCCCGTCTGAACTCGGCTGACGCTTCGGGCTTCCTTTTCGGGAAACACTTCCCCGTCAAGAAAGTCAACGGCTTCAACTGGAAAACCTTAACGAACCAGCTTGAAAAGAAGAATGTCGCCGCCGATCTGCATACCGATAACGGAACTATCATGCGTAAACGCCGCCCGATATTCGAGAGCGCACGTGGAGATATTCCGTTTATCTCTATCAGCCGTGAACTTTCACGTTCTGAAATCAAAGATTATCAAACGGCTTTGGCTTTCGCTCAGGATGAAGATGCAACCAAACTTGTTGAGTATTGGGGAAACGATGTTGACTTCTGTTTCAACGGCGTTCAGTCGGAGGAAGAATACATTGCATGGAAACTTGCATCAAACGCTGGTGTGCTTAAATTCACGACCACCACGAACGCAACCTACGCAAATGAATTTGACCTTGACTATGACGTGGATGATGAAATGAAAACCAAATCATCCGTTGATTGGAGCAATAAGTCAACTGCTGACATTATCGGCGACTTTGCTAAATATGTGAAATTGGGTAAGGATCATAACCTGAACTTGAAGTTCGCTTTCATCAACTTGGATGAACTGTATAAAATCTGTTCTGCGGAACAAATTATTAAACAGTGCGCCTCTTTCGCCGCTAACGCCCTCGGTATCTCTCAAACACCTGACTTGGCTGCTGTTAATTCCATGCTCGCAAAACAAGCATGGCTGAACGGTATTCAACTGCGTGTTATTGACCAAACCATTACCCGTGAATTTTCAGACGGTTCACAGACTTCTGGCAACCCGTTTGAGAACAGCCGTATGATTTTGTCAGAAAGTGAAATTCTCGGTTCTACGCAGTATGACATTCTTCAAGAAAACGAAGAAACAATTCTGAGAGCCGTTCGTGCCCATACAGTCGTGAAGAAGTACGGTACGATTGAGCCTAAGAGCGAGGTTACAATCGGTCAGGCTGACGCTATCCCCGTATTTGATACGGCTTACCGTAACATCTACGTAAGAACGGACGCACAAGATTGGGATTAAAAACGGTTTGACCTATGGCAAAAGTTATCGAAGCATTGAAAGGGCTGAACTCGTACCCCATTCCTCTCCGCACGCTCGTTGAAACGGCGGAGAAACGGGGGCTGAACCTTGACACGGAAACGACTGCGGAAATCCTGAAAGGAAAGGCATACAACCTTGCCGCCGCAGACATCTTTCTGTGGCTGTCTTTCGCTCCTGACGTGTCTCAGGGCGGTCAGTCCTATTCATTCACGGACGAACAGAGAACGCAACTCCGCAATCATGCCAAAGCCTTGTACAAAGACTTTGACGATGACAGCGGCAGCGCAAACAAACCTATTTACGGATATAAAGGCTCCCGGCTATGATTATTCAAAACGGAACAATCGAATTCAAGACAAAGACAGCGGGCGGGATTGACCCTGAAACGGGTTATCCCATCAAGCCGTCTTCCGTGGCATGGAGCGAATCTGTTCCATGTCAATTCAAGGCGAAGAAGTTCAACCAACTCGGAATTATCAAAGGGGAACACTTCACTGTGGCTTCCTATGAAATCCTGATTGAAGAACAGCCCGTACCCTCAGAGCAGCTACGCTTGAAAGACCTGTCAGGAAAAGAGATTGGCACGTTTTCAATCATTCAAGCAGAACCGCTTGAAGCCGTGTGCGAAGTAAGAATTTTGGTCTAAAGCGATTTGCGGCTGTATGTCGGCTTTGCTTTTTCAACCCGGTCAAACATACCAATAAGAAAAGCAAACGCCACATACGCCAATTTCGCAAAAAATAACTGAGAAGAATATGCCTATCACACAACTAACTCCAATGTCGGAGATTGACAGATACACGGAACAGCAGCTTGAAAGGCTGAAACAAGTTCTTATCCGAAACCTGATGTATATCGGGGAGACAGTCTTGAACAGGGCACGTTCAACCAATTCTTACAAAGACCGCACGGGCAACCTGAGAAGTTCAATCGGCTATGTTATCACGGTTGACGGGCGAATAATCCATTCATCCAGCTTCCAAACCGTGAAACAAGGCAAGGACGGTTCTTCAAAGGGGGCAGCGTATGTGAAAAGCCTCGCAAGAAAATTCCCGCAGGGGATTTGCCTAATTGTCGTGGCTGGTATGAACTACGCTTCTTATGTGTCCGCAAAAGGGCTTGACGTTCTTGACAGTTCAGAACTTCTTGCCGAGCGTCTTGTACCGCAAATGTTGAAGCAACTCGGATTTCATTAAACAGAATTTATATGGCTAAGACTTCAAAACAGATTCAAGGGGATGTATACCGACTACTGAAAGACAGCGTTCTTTCGGGAATGATTTCAGGCAAGGTTTACAGAAGTGGTTACCGCCCCCGTGACAGTAACAGAGAAGATGCGGTGGTAATCTTCACAACAGGCTTGCCTGATGAAATTCAGACAGGTGTCGTTACCGTGAACATCTATGTACCCGATACTGACTTGTACGGAAACGGGGTTCTTGTTGAAGACGGTCAACGGACAGAAGAAATTGAGCGTCTCGCCAATGATTGGGTCAACAGCCTGACCGCCGATAAGTCCTGTTATAAATTCAGGCTTCAACAGACCATTTACACGGAGGCTGAACCTGACATCAATCAGCATTTCATCGTTGTGAAACTTCATTATGATTTTTTCGGCAGCGATGATGCGCCTCTGAATATTAAATCAATGTCAAATATTTAAAACAAATAAGCTATGTCAATTTTATCATGGGGTAAATGTAAAATCGAAACAACTCCGTCTGTTGATGGTGCACCCGGCGCATCAGCCCAATGGAAAGCAATCGACACCCCCAAAGAAGACACCACGAAAATCACGCCCACGGCAGGAACAGAAAAGACCGCTACGGAAGAGGGCGGCGAACTCGTTGATGTGCGTTACGGGAAAAACACCTATACATTTGAATTTGACTTGTTTGTCAAAAAAGGCATGCAACGCCCGTTTGAAGACAATGACGGATTGATTACGGGAGAACATGCTTTCCGCATCATTCCTGAAGACGAAGAATGCGAGGGTGCACAGATTGACCGTTCTGCAGTCCGTTGTGATGAAAGTTATTCAACTGCTGATGGTAAGATGCTTCATTACGTTGCAAAATGTCTGAAACCCAAAACAGGCAAGACCGTGAAACCCTACACGAAAACGAACGAGGCAAAAGCGTGATAACAAAACTTTCAGCGGGGTTGATATGCTGGTTTATCCACCGTGAAGCCTGAACACCTTTCCCGGTTGCATGTCGGTTCGATTCCGACCCCCGTCTCTAATCATTATTAAAAAATTTGGCAGATATGAATACTACAATAGAACAAATGGTCGCTGAAACCGTCCTTGAAAAGCCTCTTGAAGTAAAGGTAGGCGAAAAGACATATCAGGTTGCGCCCGCAAGCACAGCAACAATTATTCTCGTATCAGAAGCCATTTCACAGCTTCCCAATATTGAGCTTGACACGGAAAAAGTCGTTGAAGAAACTTTGTCCGTAGCAAAAGACTGCCGCATTCTCGGCGATATAGCGGCTATTCTAATTCTCGGTGCAAAGAACATCATTGAGAAAAAGAAAGTTCAGCAAATTAAAGAAAAACGGTATCTGTGCGGGCTTATTCGCCACCCTCACACGATTGAGGTTGAGATTACCATTGACAAAAAAACGGAACTTGCAAAAGAACTCCTTGAAGATGTCTCCCCAAGAGAACTGAACCAGATTGTAAGCCAAATATTATCAAAAATGCAGATTGCCGATTTTTTCGGGCTTACCACTTTCCTGACAGAACTCAATCTTCTTCATCCGAGGAAAGTGGAGAATTGAACGACAGCATTTGGGCTGTCATTGGCGGTTTTGCGAAAGGATATAATCTGACCTTTGATTATGTCCTACATAACATAAGCTATACGAACATGATAATGTACGGGGCAATTCTCCCAACATACGACAAGGGGAAAAATGACGGGAAAAAGGATGAAGAACAAAAGGTCATCAAGGTTGATGACCCGAGAAACAAAGAAGAAGTAATGAGATTTTTTGAAACCTGTGATTAAAGGAAAAAATGATGAACAATGACGGTGGAAGACTGAATTATGGTGTCGGGCTTGACAACTCCCAGTTAAGGGTAGGTGCATCCGAATCACGGCGTTTGCTTCAAGGCATAGGGCAGACAGCAGTCGATGAGGGCGCAAGGATTGACGATTCATTCAAAAAAATTGGCAAGACCGTTGCCGGAGTGTTTGCTATCTCTCAAATCAAAGACTTCATAACCCATGTTGCGTCCGTTCGTGGAGAGTTCCAACAACTTGAAATAGCATTCAAGACCATGCTTGGTTCTGCGGGACAGGCTGATGTACTGATGTCACAACTTATCAGAACAGCAGCCATAACCCCATTCGGTATGACTGACATCGGGCAGGCTGCGAAACAGCTTCTTGCCTATGGCGTTGCGGCAAATGACGTAAACGACACGTTAATACGTCTTGGAGACATCGCTGCAGGGCTTTCTATACCCATCAATGACCTTGCCTATCTGTACGGTACGACAATGGTTCAGGGACGTTTGTACACACAAGACCTGAACCAATTCTTGGGGCGGGGTATTCCTTTAATGGAAGAACTCGCAAAACAGTTTGGTGTGGCTGAAAATCAGGTTAAACAGCTTGTTGAGGACGGAAAGGTCGGCTTCCCCGAGGTTCAAAAAGCCATTGAGAATCTGACGAACGAAGGCAGTAAATTCGGCGGTCTTATGGAAGCTCAGTCAAAGACTATCACAGGACAGATTTCAAACATCGAAGACGCCCTCGACACAATGTTCAATGCCATAGGACAGTCTCAGGAAGGGGTAATAAACACATCTCTCGATCTTGTATCAACCCTGATTGAGAACTGGGAAACGGTTGGAAATATCCTTTTGACTATTATCGCAACATACGGGGCTTATAGAGCCGCCGTTATAGCTGTTGCCGCCGCCCATAGGCTGATGGCTATTTGGCAAAGTGTTCAGGCTTTCTTATCCCTGACAACCACCATACGTTCAGCCAAAGACGCCATGATACTTTTCAACATGGCAGTAAAAGCAAATCCACTCGGTTTGGTTTTGTCTGTTCTCGCCGCCGCCGTAACAGCGTTCCTTGCTTTCAGAAAGTCAACGAACGAAGCCGCTGACGCTTTGAAAAAAGAGCGTGAAGAAGCCGAAGCGTTCAACAAACAGGTTAGCGAATCAGCGGGAAAAGCCATTTCAACGTATAAACGTCTTCAAGACGAATACAAAAAATGTAAGTCTGCACATGAAAAGCGTGAGTGGATAAAAGAAAGTCAAGCTAAGTTCAAGGATTTAGGTATTGCTGTCAACAGTGTCAATGACGCTGAAAACATCTTTGTCAAGAACACTTCCTTGATGATGAAAGCGTTTCAGAAACGTGCGGAAGCCGCCGCATGGCAATCACGTCTTGACGAATCCTATGCAAAAAGGGTTGAACGTCAAATGGCACTTGAAGACCAAATGGATAAGATTCAGGCGGGAAGCAAAGTGCCGGGATATTCACACACAACACAGGGAGGCTACGAATATGTTGACCGTAACGGAGAATGGGTTTACACGGAAGCGGGTGCAAAGAAAGCCCGTGAAGTATTCAAACAGACAATCGCCAATGACCCCGTTTTAAACGAGATTGACGCTCGTATAAACAAGTATTCAGAAAAGATGACCTCTGTTTCATCTGACTTTCAAAAACTGTTTGAACAGGCAGGTACAAGCCAGAAGACAACACAGGAAAAGAACGAGGAAAAAAGGCAGGCTAAGGAACAGCAGAAAATCGCCGATGAAACAGCCCAACGTACAGCTAAAATCAAAGAGTATTCAACAAAAGTTTCAGAAGCCGTTTCACAAGCTGAAATAGACATTCGTCAGGCTCAAATTAACGAACTTGAAGACGGTTATGAAAAGACCGTTGCACAAGTTCAGTTAAACTATGACCGTCTTATCGCAGAGAACAAGAAACGGGCACAAAAAATGATTGAAGACCTGAAAGATAAAAAAGTGCTTGAATGGCTCAATCAGAACCCCAAAGCAACAAAAGAACAGGAACTTGAATACCGTGCGTCCCTGAACCTGACTACCGCCGACCTGTCTTCCGAGCAACAAGCGATGTTAAAGTCTTACGAAAAGGTTGCGCAGGAAATCAAAGTCAAGGGAAACAAACAAGCCCTTGACGATATGATGAAAGACATTCTGACCTATGAACAGCAACGTCTAAAAATAACAGAGGAATACGAGAAAAAACGTGAAAGCCTCTATGAAACAGATAAAGACGGCAACAAGAAACTCCGCAAGGGTGTCACACAAGAAAACGTGGACGAACTGAACCGTGCCGAACAGGAAGCCTATAAAGGCATAGACGAACAGTTCGCACAACGTGAAGAAACGTATCAGGCATGGTGCGATGAAATTGCGGAACTAACCCTTAAACAATTGAAGAATGTCTTAGCAGAGGCAGAAAAGGAACTTGCCGAACTTGAAAAGAACGGCGGGTCTTCTGATAAAATCGCTGTTGCCCGTGCCAAAGTCACAACAGCCAAAAAGAATGTTGAGAAAGCACAGGCAAAAAATGATATAAACCCCGGCAAACGCTCAATCAAAGAATGGGAAGACTTGTATAAGACACTCCAAGAATGTGAACGAGAGTTTGAGAGTATCGGCGACACGGTCAGCGGCGTTGCAGGCGAAATCATTTCAACAGCTGGCAGTATTATGACCGCTTCCCTGTCAATGATAAATGGTATTGTTCAGCTTGTGAATATGTCATCCACAGGTATCCAAGGAACAGCGACAGCGGCGGCAACAGCCATTCAAACAGTTGAAAAGGCTTCTGTTATTCTGACTATCATATCGGCTGCGATGTCAATAGCCATGCAGATTGTGAACCTATTCAACAATGATGACAAGAAGCAAGAAGAAATTGAAGCCCTGCAGGATAGAATAGACCAACTCCAATGGGAACTTGACAACGCAGATATTGTACGGTTACAAGAAAATAGCGGGAAAGCGGTTGAACGTGTGAAGCGGGCTTTATCTGAGACTTACAAAGAACTTTTGAGAAATAAAATTGCTGTCAATGACGTAGCGGGGGCTTGGCGGCTTTTGTTCAGTAACGTTTCAAACAATGCAACACTGCTTCAAAAGACCGCAGAAAAACTCGCCACAGCGTATGCAAATATCGCTTACACGGCTGACAAGGCTCTCGGGGGTGAGAAATACAGTAACGCCCAAGAACAACTCAAAAACCTTGCGCAACAACAGATTCTTATTCAAGAGCAAATCAGGAATGAAGAAGACAAAAAGAAAACAGACCACGGCAAGATTGATGAATGGAACAGAAAAATCGAAGAACTCGGTGCACAGGCTGTCGCTATCATCAATGACATGGTGGAGGATATTATCGGTGGTTCAAGTTCCGATATCGCCAAAGAACTCGGAAACGCTTTTTTTGAAGCGTTTCAAGCAGGAGAAGATTACGCCGAGGCATGGGGCGATAAAGTCAAAGACATCGTGGCAGACGTGATGAAAAGAATGTTGGTTTCTAAGTTCCTTGAAGAACCTCTCGGAGAGATATTTGACAAGTACAAGGCAAAATGGTTTAAAGACGGTCAGTTTGTAGGTCTTGACACAGTTATTCAATCCATGAGTGGTTTTGCTTCTGACCTGAACGCTGTGGGGACTGATTTCGCCAAGATATGGGAAACTCTGCCTGATAATGTCAAATCAATGTTTGAAGTCACGGCAGACGCAACCCGTGAAGCCTCGCAAAAAGGTATCGCCACTGCCTCGCAAGAAAGCGTTAATGAACTGAACGGACGTGCGACAGCCATTCAGGGACACACGTATTCAATCGCCGAGAACACGAAAATAATACTTTCTGTCGTGAACATGATTTTGCAGTCAGTCTTGAATATTGAGAGACACACCGAGAACATGGCAGGACGCATTGAAAGCATTGAAAGTTCAATCAAAGAAACAAAAGATACAGTTAATGATTTCGCCTTGAAAGGCATAAAAATGATATAGTTATGGAAGAAATTATCAGACAAGTTTACGCCCAATGGAGGTTAGCCAAAGAGCAAGCCCGGCAAGAATGCGATAGCCGTTCCTTGCCAAATATGGCGGAGAAATACCGCAAGTGCAATATGTTCAAAGGGACGGAAGATTTACAAAGCCTAATACATCTGTTCACAAGCCCACAGGGTATGGAGTTTTGTATCAAATACCGTTTCCCGAATATAGCGACTTTCCGGCTGTTTAAGCCGTTCAATCCCGAGAAGTACGGCGTTTATATTGATGCAGGGGAAATCACACTGAAAAACCCTGAAAAAGCGGTTCTGATCGGGCGTACAAGCGCAACGATAAACTGTGACACACTTGAACGCCATGAAGTCTTTCTTCTTCATGGGGCTAAGGCGTTCATCAACGCTTCGGGCTGGGCGGTTGTTTCCGTCAAGGGTTCAACAGGTTGCCAACAAATTCGTAACGTGTCAGGAAATGCGGTAATATTATGATGTCAGGGCGATTTTACATAGACGGTAAAGATGCGTTCTCGGAATACGGTATTTACGTTCAGGAAGGGGGCTACAATGAACTTGTGGCGTTCCCGCCTCTGAAAGCGGTCACAAGCAACGACTGGCAGGAAGAAGACGGAATAGAACCAGACCTTTCCGAACCGACTTTGAACACAAAAGAATTTTCTTTAAAGATTATTCTTTCAGGCAAAGACTATCGTTGGGGCGGGTTTATTGAATTATTATCAGACAAAGCCTATCACGACTTTGATTTCAGGGAGATCGGACGAACCCGCCGTGTTCGTCTTGTTTCAAACCCGAACACGGATTTGGCAATGCTTCTCGGCTTTATCACGATAAAACTTGCCGATGACTTCCCATTGGACGGGTACGCTTATAAAGAACCTGAAAGCACTGTTTCCGGGTCGGATAATTATGAACTTGACGGAAAGCCGTTTTCATATTATGGGGTTCGTGTGTTGGAGGGGACGCTTGACGAAATTGAAAAATCCCCAGATGTCAAGACCTGCCTCCTGCGTAATATCAAAAAGCTGAACGGGGCTTTATATGACGGAGAGAAAGTGACCTATAAAGCAAAGGACGTAAAGATAAACTGCCTTATGAAAGCCGCCAGTTTAACCGAATTGTGGCGCAATTATGATGCGTTGCTTTATAACCTTGTGCAACCTGAACAACGAATGCTATACTCTGATGAAACAGGCTATGAATACCCCTGCCATTATAAAAGTTGTTCCGTGTCTGAATTTTACGGTTCAGATAAAATATGGCTCAAATTTACCATAACCCTGTGTTTCATATCATTCAGGCTTGAAGACGATGAATTTGTCCTTGCGACAGAAACACGGGATTTGGTTGTGACAGAAGACGGGGAGTTTGCGATTGACTTACGAAAAATAATATGAAATTATGGGATTGAAAAGAATTAAAATCAGCGAATTAACCCTTTCCGATAATCTGAAAGGATTATACACAATCGGCGTTAAGCTGATAAACGGGGTTCAAACGAGCGTCAAGGTAAGTTTGGAACACATTCAGACCGCCTATGAAAATGCAGTAGCTGCGGCAAAAAAAGCTGAGACAGCCGCCAATAGTGCGAACACCGCAGCGGGTTCTGCCAATAGTGCGGCTTCATCTGCAAATAATGCGGCTACAAAAGCAAATACGGCGGCGGGGAACGCTGATAAGGCAACCACAGCGGCTAACACCGCCACAACCAACGCAAATAATGCGGCTTCAAAGGCTAATACCGCCGCTTCCAATGCTGACAATGCCCGTGAAGATTTAGAAGAGATAAAGGAAGCCGCCGTGACCGCCACCAATTCAGCCAACAGTGCGGCTTCCTCTGCCAACAATGCAGCTACAAAGGCAAATACAGCAGCGGGGAACGCTAACACACAAGCAGACCGGGCAAAGGAACAAGCTGACAATCCCCCGAAAATGGGTGACAACGGTAATTGGTGGAAATGGGATGAAGCTCAGAAAAAGTATGTCGATACAGGTATTCTCGCAAAAGGCGGCGTACTGTACCCGACATTCAGCATAGACGATGATGACATGGTTCTATACATGGAATTTGAAGATGAAGTAAGCGACAAACTTATCAAGTTTGATGAACAGACGGGAGAACTTTATTTGAATGTTGGATAATTTAAAGTTACACGAATATGACAAAGATACCTTTAGGAAAAGTGGCGTTCACAGACGCAGGTTCTTATAACGCCGAAAAGACTTACAAGCGGTTTGACTTTATTGACACGGAAGATAGTTCCTATTTGTCATTACAAAACAATAACAAAGGACACGCCGTCACTGAAACCGCTTGGTGGAAATGCCTTGCACGAGGCACAAAAGCCACAGAAGCCGCAAAAAAAGCCAACGATGCGGCAGCATTGGCAAACGAAAAAGCTGTGGCAGCAGACACAGCGGCTGGACGTGTAAACGCCGCCATAACACAAGCCAATACCGCTGCCGCAAACGCCCAACAACAAGCGACAGCAGCAGGGGAAACGACAACAGCCGCTTTGGAGAAGTTGGTTGACATGAACGCCGCCCTCGCACGTTTGGAAGAATTGGAACAGACAATCACGGCTAAAGACCGTAAACAGCCCACAGGAATGACGTTAGAGTTTCCGAAGAAAATAACCAAAGGGAACAAAGACATTCAGAGAATAAAAGCAACCCTATCCCCGGCAGGAACGGGAAATAATGTTCTTTTCCTGGGTGATGACAAGGCGGTTTCCGTTGCTCCTGATGGCTTTCTGACCGTGAACGGTATAGGTACAAGCAAGATACACGTCATACCGACAGAAAACACGGGCATTTATCGAACTATTGATATTGAGGTTGTCCCCCAATCTGTCAGACTTTGTACAAAATCAACTTTGCGCCTGACTGCAAACGGAAAATTCAGGTTCAACTAAAATAAATTATTTAACACATAAAACATTTATCATTATGGCACTATCAGCAGATGAAGAAAACAAAGTAAGAGAAATCATTGAAGCGTTCACAAACGGAAAACGATTGAGTGATCTGCCTGACGTTTCAGGCAACAACCCGTTCAGTCTGTTATGCGAAGTATTAGAGGACGGGGAAAGCAAAAAAGCGACTCTCGCAGCCATACTGCCCAACATGGAAGAAAACTGTATGTACGGTATTGAATATGATATCACGGTATCATCCCCTGATGTTACCCGTATCGGGAATATGTCGCTTCACAAATCCCTGCCCATCCAAAACCGTATGAAAGGCTGTCTTCTTGATGACAACGGCAACGTGGTTGAATATCTCAACCCATCGAATTGGACGGGTCAGACCCGTGACGGCTCACGTGGTCAGGTCATGGTAGAGCTACCCATGTATTACCGCAAATTTGAAACAGACGGGAATAAACGCAGAGTTAAACTGTCAGAATATCCCCTACCCGGTTATCATCAAGTCAAAAGAAAATATGTCTCTGCCTATGAAGCAACTGTACAACGGTCAACAACAAAACTTTGTTCAGTTGTGAATAACAGCGCAGATTACAGAGGCGGGAACAACAACGCTGATTGGGATGCAACCTATCGTACTTTACTTGGCAGACCCGCAACACAAATTTCACGTACCAATTTCCGCAACTATGCCCGGAAACGCAACACGTCAACCAAAGAATGGAATTGTATGACGTATGACGTTCAGAAAGACCTATTTTGGCTCTTTGCCGTTGAATACGCCACACTCAACTCACAAAAGGCGTACAACGCCGCAAAAGACAGCAACGGCTACGCACAAGGTGGTCTCGGAGACGGGGTTACAACACTTGATTGGAGTAAGTGGAGTAACTTCAACGGGAACTATCCGTTTGTGCCATGTGGTTATACGGATGAACTCGGAAACGGAACGGGCGAAAAAGAATATACCATGCCCACTGAATATGACGCTTCTTCAAAGAAAGTCAAAGTGTGCCGTTATCGTGGTATTGAAAATCCTTTCGGGCATATCTGGCAATGGACGGATGGTATCAACATTCAAATACAGTCAGCTGCCGTAGGAGGGTTGAGCAAAGTTTTCGTTACTGATGCCCCCGAAAAGTTCAATGACAGTAACTATACAGGCTATTCCCATGTTGGAAATGAAGCCCGCACAGAGGCATACGTAAAAACTGTAATCTTTGGTAACGGAGGCGAAATAATTCCTGACGTGGTAGGCGGCGGTTCTACGACCTTCTTCTGTGACTATCATTATACCAACATACCAAGTTCAGGCGAAGTGTTACGTGGTGTCCTGTTCGGCGGTAGCGCGCATGACGGTGCGTATGCGGGTCTCGTTTATGCGCATTCGCCTAACGCCCCCTCGCATACGAATGCGTCTTTCGGTTCTCGCCTTTGCTTTATCCCCACGCCAGCGTAACACGCTTTGAGTGATAACCTTTTCCCTGCCTCTTTGTGGGGCAGGGACCAAATAATAACAGTATAAAACAATGATTGAAGAAATGAACAACATTCAAAAAGAAGATGACGGAAGCCTCGCTTTCCTGAATATCCCAAGAGACGAAAACAGCAGAAGTTTCAATTGCGATGAAACAACACAATCAAAACTTGTGAACACATCTTTTTGGGTTGTTGACTTTATTGAAGAAGTCCCCACAAGATTCAGCAAGGCTAAAGGTGTCAAAGGTCAGACGCTTGTAAAAATCAAGCCATCAAAAGACAGTCCGGAATCAGATGCCAAGAAATTTTTCACGGGTTCATCCGACATTCTTTATGTCTTGAAGAAAATCAAGGAAATGAATAAGTTCCCCCGAAAGGTCACTTTGAGGGGTAACGGTAACAGATATTATTTTGAATAAGAAAACAATGAGATAACAATATAAAAGGTGGGTCATTCTTGTGGTGTCCTGTTCAGCGGTAACGCGAATAACAGTGCGAATGCAGGTCTCGTTTATGCGAATTCGAATAACACCCCCTCGAATACGAATGCGAATATCGGTTCTCACCTATGCTTTAAAATTGGTTTTGACAATATGAAACAATATAAAAGAATGACAGCCTTGCCACTTGGCAAAAGATTTCAAGCAAACCTCCTAAAAGTGTTGGTAGGAACGCCTGTTGTATGGGCTACCGAAGACTCTGAATAAGAAAAGCAAAGCAAAAAGATGAAAAGAATAGGTAATTTATATCATAAAGTAATCTCCGTGGAAAATTTGCGTGAAGCTGACGAAAAAGCACGCAAAGGAAAAACAAACACATACGGAGTTAAAGTTCACGACAAAAATCGTGAAGCGAATATTCTTGCTCTTCATGAAACCTTGCTGACAAAGACGTTCAAAACCTCCCCTTATGATGTCTTCACGATTTTTGAACCCAAGGAGAGGCTTATTTTCCGTCTTCCGTACTATCCTGACAGAATAGTACATCATGCCGTCATGAATGTTCTTGAACCGATTTGGGTCAGGACTTTCACGCACAATACTTTTTCATGTGTCAAGGGACGTGGGATAGAGGGGTGCGCCCGGCATATAGATAAAATCATTGAGAAGTACAAAGGCAAGCCATTATACTGTCTTAAAATTGATATAACCAAATATTATCCCTCCATTAACCATGAAGTCTTAAAAAAAATTGTACGCCGGAAGATAAAAGACAAAGACCTACTGTGGCTTCTTGATGAAATTATTGACAGCGCAGAGGGGCTTCCCATCGGGAACTATCTTTCACAATATCTCGCCAACCTGTTCTTGTGCTATTTCATGCACCGTGTGAACGAAGTATTGAAACTTGACGCAGCCGAATACGCTGATGACATCACGTTTTTCTCTTCATCAAAAGAACAACTGCGGGAAGCGTTCAAAGAGATAAGAAAAATGATTGAAGATGAACTAAAACTGAAAATCAAAGGAAACTATCAGATATTCCCAATAGCAGCCAACCGTTATGACAAACACGGGCGTGCGCTTGATTATGTCGGTTACAAGTTCTACCGTAATCAAAAACTTATCAGAAAGAGTATAAAGAAGAATTTCTGCCATACCGTTTCACGGCTAAACCGCCGTACCCCATTGCTTGACGCAAAGGCTTATAAACAAGCTGTTGCCCCGTGGCTCGGTTGGGCAAAACATAGTGATAGTAAACATTTATTAAAAACAATCATTAAACCGTGTTATTATGATAGCATTTTATGACAATCAGCCTGCCAAATTGGAGGCAGTCGGAAACGGAAGTTACGTTTACCGCTTCAACATTCAAACAGTAGAAAAACCCGCCATCGCTGAAACAAGTGAAACCGCAGTCATGGAGGAAGCCCCGGTTCAAGAACAATGGAAATGCGAAGAAGTGATCGTTTGGGCTCCGTTGTCCTCCAACAAAATAACTGAAACGGTTATCACTGAAAAGTGGGACAATAATCAAGAACAAAAACTTGTGAACGAATTCAACGCCGCCAACCTCGGTTTATACGGTGGAGCGAAGACAAGTGAAGAAGCGAAAGCGAAAATCGCCGCCTACAAGGACTATTTATCAACCCGTGCCACCTTGAAAGCACAGGTGGACGATGATTGCCTTGAATTAGGTATTTTGTAACCCTTAAAGACCTCTTCCCGTCACGAAAATCAAGTATGAAATATGACGGGAAGAATCTTTTTCCATAAAAGGGCTTTTTTAGCCCCGTATTGCGCCTTAAAAGTGATTACAATATAAACATACCATTTTAAGACGAAAGTTCAACCACGGGGAAATTCGGAAAAAATAACTCAACATTTAATGATATGATAATTTACAACAATATTGGCAATAAAATTCTTGAAATTGAGGTTGACGATAACAGTTACCGAAATAGGGCGATTATGGGAGACCATAGTTTGACTTTATATTATTCGCTCCCTGAACATATAGAAATACCTGTCGGCTCTTATTGTGAATTTCAGGGCGAAACGTTCACGCTCAAACGTCCGCAAAACTTCAAGATGAAACACAAAAGACTGTTTGAATACACAGTCCTATTTGACCCTCCCGAAGCAAACGCAAAAGTTTGGAAATTCAGAAACCCGGTTGACGGACGTTTGAAATTCCCGTTGACAGCAAAGCCACATGAACATCTTCAAATGTTTGTTGACAACATGAACCGCCGGGATAAAGGTTGGACGGTCGGCGAATGTATTGACGGTGTTGAAACCTTGATTGCCTATGACCATGATTTTTGTATTGACGCTCTAACCCGTATGGCTTCAACGTTCAAGACAGAATACGAGTTTGTGGGAAAACGTGTGTCGCTGCGTAAGATTGAATATAATAAGAGCAACCCCCTCCCGCTGTCTTACGGACGTGGCAACGGATTCAAATCAGGTGTCGGACGCTCAAATACAGGGGATAAACCGCCTACGGAGATTCTGTTTGTTCAAGGCGGTACGGACAATATAGACCCGTCAAAATACGGTTCTTCCGTGCTTCTTCTTCCAAAGAACCAAACGCTCGCTTATGACGGCGAACACTTTGAAGATGAAGACGGCTTTATTTCCAAGAACGCCCGCCGTTATGTCGTTGATGAAGCGAGGCTCTCAATACGCCGTGATGACAAACAACTGTCATCGCTCGCCGAAGATAGTCTTGACTGTTCTGAGATTTACCCGAAACGTGTCGGTACGGTCAACACGGTTGTAGTTGTTGATGAGAAAAACAACTTTTATGACATTGTTGACACGTCAATCCCATCTTCACTGAATTATGAAGAATGCTTGATAGAGGGGGAAACTATGACCGTTGTTTTTCAGACGGGTATGCTTGCCGGACGGGAGTTTGAGGTTAAATATTACCATAATGCCGTTAAAGGAAAGGCGGCACGCCGTTTTGAGATTGTTCCCGCAGACATAGACGGGCAAACTATGCCAAATACCACATTCGCCCCTAAATCGGGCGATAAGTATGCCGTATTCAAATGTATGCTTCCCACGGCTTATATTAGTGACAACGCCACGAAAACGGGCGCATCATGGGATATGTTCCGGGCGGCTGTAAAATACTTGTTTGATAATGAAGACCTAAAATTCACTTTTACGGGAGAACTTGACGGGATATGGTCGAAAAAAGATTGGGTAAACATCGGGGGGCGCATCAAACTCGGGGGATATATCCGTTTCTCTGACGATCAGTTTCAGAAAGACGGCGTTCTCGTGCGTATAACGGGTATAAAAGATTATATCAATAAACCGCACAGCCCCGTGATTGAACTTTCAAACACAACGGTAAGCGGCAGTGTTTCATCAACATTGAATGACCTGAAAAGTGAGGAAGTCATCGTTGATGACCTACATCGTGACGCTATTCAATTCACTAAAAGACGGTTTAGGGACGCAAAGGAAACAATCAGCATGTTGGAAGAAGCATTGCTCGACAATTTCACGAACTCAATCAACCCGATTGCCGTTCAAACGATGTCAATGCTTGTAGGCGATGAAAGTCTTCAATTCCGTTTTGTGAACTCAAAGACAACCCCCGTCCCGGTTACGCACAGAATTGTCTATGACAATGAGACGAAACAACTGACAGCAGCAGCGGGTATCATACAACACATGACCCTCGGTATCAATACGGTCAGTGCATCGCACAAGGTTTCGGAATATAAATTTTGGGATATGACAGCCTACACAAGCGCAGTGCTTGATGACGGTAAGAAGAAGTATTATTTGTATGCAAAAGTCTCAAAGACGGCACAAACAGGTGTTTTCATCCTGTCTGAAAACGCAATCAAATTAGAGGGTGTTTCAGGCTTCTATCATCTTCTTGTCGGTGTCCTGAACTCTGAATACAATGAAGAACGGAGTTTTGTCACTCTGTACGGTTTTACAGAAATCCTTCCGGGACGTATCACGACAGACAAGATTGTTTCCACAGACGGGAACACTTATTTTGATTTATTGAAAGGTATCATATCCGGGCAAATAAAGTTCAAATCAGGTTCATCGGGCTTATATGAACTTGATGAATGGGAAGCCGTTAACAGTTTGATAACTCAGGCTCAGAACACCGCCAACGCCGCCGTTGAGAGCGCAAAGAACGCCAATACCGCCGTTGGAAATTTAAACGACTATGTGGACGGTGCGTTCGCTGACGGCATTATTACGGAAGCGGAAGCGAAAGCGATTGAGAAGTACATCAACACAGTGAACAACACGAAAGCCGCCGTGGAAGCTGCGTATAACAAACTGTACACAAACGCCTATCTTACGGGAACGGCAAAAACCGGGCTTCTGAATGCCAAAGTTACGCTTATGGGCAGTATTGAGAACCTTATCAGCGCAATCAATTCCGCTATCGCCGATGGTAAAACCACCGTAACCGAAAAAAACAATGTTGACAGTAAATACGCCACTTTCAACAGTGCGTATGCAGACTTTAACACAGCCGTAGAAGCCGCCAATAAAGCTATTCAAGACACGCTGAAAGGATATTCCGATTCAGTTCTCAACACCGCCAACGCCGCCGTTGAGAGCGCAAAGAACGCCATAGCGAAAGACTTGGGATATACAAATTTCGCTGACTTGGAAAAAAAAGCCGCCGCTAATGAAACCATCATTGTAGGAGGTAAAATCAACACGACATTGATTAATGCTGAACTTATTGTCACAGCGGCTTTGCTTGCCAAATTGGTCAAAGTGACCGAACTTGTTGCGGAACACCTGACGGTTACCGGGAGCTCAAAAATAGCCGGGTTCAGCGTCAGCGGAAACGGGCTTACAAATACCCCGTTTAACAATGATGCGTATGTGATATTCCGTAATGACGCACATAAATGTTTTGCGGGTATTGGAGGAAACGTGCTGCCGACATCATCAGGATTGAGAGCCGTAGCAAGATTTGAGAATGAAGACACGTCCGATTGGTGGGGATTGAACAGGAACATAGCAACTTTGTTCTCCGCAAAAAACGGGCGTTATAACCATGCTTTTTTAGGAAGCGGAAACGGGAATTTGGACGGATGGATAGGAGGCTACAAATACAGCAAATATAATCTGACAAGTGCCAATACTATTTATAGTGGTTATTCAAATCTTAAAGATAATAACCGATGGGTAATTTATAGCAGCGTGGATAATTCAGGCATCACTCTGCCGAAACTTTCAGAGGTAAGGGACGCTCTTAGTATAGGAAGCAGCACTAAGTTCTGTGTGGAATTCACAATTATCGCAGACCTTGATTCAAAGACTTTTGATATATACGGAAGAAACAGCAAGAAAAGTAGTGACAACACCTATCCGTGGAACACGTCTGAATACCCCAATCTAGTACATTGGGACAACGACCATTGGGATAGTTTGGCAATGGGAGCAGGTGACAGTCTCACGGTGTTGCTTATATATGATTCAAGTAAAGGAGGCAGCAAAGGCGGTTATCCCCTGACCTATACAGCGAGAGTAATCAATAGACAGAATTAAAAGAGATTACAATTAAACAACTCTAAAAGTGATTACATTATAATCATTTTGTATATATTTGCAAATAAAAATCAAAGACTTATGGAATATTTACCAGCTATTATCAGCGCAATAGGCACAATCATCGCCGCATGGTTTGCTTATAATCAGTACACGAAAAACAAGCTCACGGACTTAAAAATTGAGAAGTTCAGAAAAGATGAAGAAATCAAAAGCATTCGCCGTGCAGACAATTCATCTATCGTTTACGGGGAACTTTGGAACGTTCTTCATGAACTTGATGCGGATAGGGTTTATATCGTGCAACCGCATCCGTTAGGAAACGAAAGTTTACTTTCCATTTATTATGAGGTCAAAAGAAAGGGGGTTGAACCAATGAAGCCCCACATACAGAACCTGCATATCTCAGAGGTAGCGAAATTCAGTAGTGACCTTGTGAAGAACCTATTCATGTACGTGACTGATATAAATGAAGTCAATGACAAATACGCCAAATCACTTCTTTCAAGTTATGGATGTCAGGCGGCTATTATAAAAAGGCTCAATGACAACCGTCACGATTGGATTGGTAGCATATTCTGTGAGTTTACCCGCCCGATAAACATTCCTGAAAGTGAAGCTTGTAAAATCATGCACGAAGCGGCAATGAACATACAATATTTATTGCCCGAATATAGATAACATAAATAAAAGTAAAACTATGAAGATTTTAATCGACAACGGTCATGGGATTGACACGGCAGGCAAGCGTTCCCCTGACGGCTCTTTAAGAGAGTACAAATACGCAAGAGAAATCGCCGAAAGAATCGTGTCAGAGTTGAAGAAACAAAGATTTGACGCTGAACGTATCGTCATTGAAGAAACTGACATCAGCCTCCGGGAACGGTGTCAACGTGCGAATGCCATTTGTGACAAGTTAGGAACAAAGAACGTCATTCTTGTTTCTGTTCATTGCAACGCAGCCGGGAACGGTTCTCAATGGATGAACGCAAGAGGCTGGGAAGCATGGACGAGTGTCGGACAAACAAAGGCTGACACGCTTGCAGAACATCTTTACAAAGCCGCAGAAGAAACGGGGTTGAAGACCCGTAAGGATATGACGGACGGGGACGCTGACAAAGAGGGGCATTTATACATACTGAAACATACAAAATGCCCTGCTGTCTTAACTGAAAACCTGTTTCAAGACAACAGGGAAGACGTAGCGTTTCTTTTGTCAGAAACAGGCAAAGAAAACATTGTCCGGCTCCATGTCAAAGGTATCATCAACTACTTAAAGACAACGTGATATGAAACATCTTCCCCTACTCTTACTATTGACATTCATTATAGGCGGCTGTGCTTCAAGCCGCCTTTCAGAAAACGTTCATCAGCAGGACAGCGTACAAATCAAGGTTGAAACACGTATTGAATACGTTCCCGATACGGTCTATATTGAAATACCCGCACAGACAGCAGAAAGGGAAACTGCCGACAGCACTTCACACCTTGAAAATGATTACGCAACGTCTGACGCTCGGATAAACCCTGACGGCACACTGTTTCATAACTTGAAGACAAAGCCGCAGAAAAAGCCCGTAGAGTTTGAAAAGCCTGTTGAACACAAAGACAGCATTGTTTACAAGACAAAGACCGTGACAAAGGTAAGAACTGTAGAAGTTCCCCATGAACTTACTTGGTGGGAAAAGACACAGATTTACGGATTTTGGTTCATTCTTTTCATTCTTATGATAGTTTACAGGAAAAAGGTTTTTTATCTTGTAAAATGGTTTATATGATTATCTTATAAACAAATAAATCGGAAAAATAATCGGAAGTTTTGGGATTTTCACTACCTTTGAACCGACATAATTTTGAATATATAGCGTTTGCTATTGTTTTGAGGTCAAGAAAATCGCCAATTTTTATGCAGCCTTAAAAGCAATGGTGGATGCCTACGTATATCGTGGGCATTTCCCTTGTTAGGCTGCTGGTGTTTGGCGATACCTCTTGACCAATAAAGGAATGCCCACGTTTTTTTGTGTGTATCTGCGAACAACGGCAACCACTATCAAGATAACCGTTAAATAACAGATATATGGATTTCAAAGATTCAATAAAACAAATCTCAGAACGTATTGAGAACCTCAAAGCCAATCTTCCGACAGAAGAAGCGACAAAGACGGCTTTGATTATGCCATTCATCAACACGTTAGGATATGACGTGTTTAACCCGTTGGAGGTCTTGCCTGAAATGTGTTGTGACATTGGCATAAAGAAAGGCGAAAAGATTGACTATGCCATAATGAAGAATGGCGAGCCGATCATCCTTATTGAATGTAAACATTGGCAACAAGACTTGACATTGTACGACAACCAACTGATACGCTATTTTCATGTGTCAAAGGCAAAGTTCGGCGTCTTGACTAACGGGATAATATACCGCTTCTACACAGACCTTGAAGAACCCAACAAAATGGATGAAAAGCCATTCTTGGAGGTTAACATGCTCGACCTCAAAGATGCACAGATTGAGGAATTGAAGAAGTTTCACAAGTCATATTTTGATGTGGATATGATATTGAGTTCAGCAAGTGAACTAAAGTACATGGGAGAACTGAAAGCCGTTATCAGTAAAGAGTTTGCCACCCCGTCTTCTGATTTCGTGAGGTTCTTCGGGAAACAAGTCTATGATGGTGTATTTTCGCCCAAAGTTCTTGAACAATTTTCAACACTTGTAAAACGCACAATCAATAATTACATCAGTGATATTATCTCAGACAGGTTGAAAGCCGCCATAAAAGACGAAGAAAGTTCCGCTGAACAGGACACGCCCCCGGAGCAGAAACCGGAAAATGAAGAACAACCCGGAGACGGGCTTATAATCACATCAGAAGAAATGGAGGCGTTCTACATAGTTAAATCAATTTTAAGACGTGTATGTCCCGCCGAAAGAATAACCTACAAGCCCACGCAAACATATCTCGGTATATCAATAGACAACAATGTACGCCAAACTGTGTGCCGCCTTTATTACTTCAAACAATCAAGGAGAAACACGCTTTCTATTATTGGGGAGGACAAAAACGAGATAAATTATAGACTGGATTCAATAAATGACATTTATAACCATGCCGACACTTTGATTGAGGCGGCAAACAAATATTTATAACCATGAAGAAACTATTTTATCTATTCTGTTTGTTAAGTGTTATTTTATTTATCGGCTGTTCAAATGATGATGATGAACCCAAAGTAAAGAAGTTTTCTCCTGACGTTGAAAATGTACTGACATCAGTTCAAGGTACATTCTCAGGAGAAGAATATTTTTTGGGGCAATGGTTTCGTACGGACAAGTTAACATTCTCCCCCTTTGCTGCTCCCATTGAAAAGACAACATTCAAGGACGGCACAGTTGAAGTACATGGAACGGTTCACAGAGTTCAGAACAAAACTGTTGGCGGGAAAGTCATTGACGATTATTTCTTTTGTGTTGAACCGTTAAGAACTGCCATAGTTCTGTATGGTTACAACAGTGATAACAAAGAGTTGAACGAGAAGAAAGAAACACTTAGCTATAAAATTGAAAGCCATGATATAATCAAATTCAAAGATTACGGGCTTACAGATGATAATTGGATAGATTATTCAAGACAATAACAAGCAAAGCCGAATGGCGTTCTATGTGCCCCGATGATTCCAGTAATGATAATTTACACCGATAAAAGATTTAGGCGGCACATACAGAAAATTCGATGAAAATAACTTTCATATAGCAAGGCAGGGTGTTCACGGGTTACGGACACCCTGTTTTCGTGAAGTCATCTTCTTCCTTGCAGAGATAACGGGCGACTTTATGACACACGTCATTGGGAATAAACCAACCTTGATTAATGATTTTGCGGAGAGCAACAAAATCCGTATCTTTGAGACCTGAGAACAACACAAAGAAAATGTGCTTTTACAAATTTGTTGCTACTTTGTTGCTCTCACTCACGCACAAAGCATCAAAAACATTATAAATCAACAGATTACATCAAATAAAGAACATTTTGCATCGGAAAGTGATTGCGCATAACTGACTGCAACGAATTAGAACCAACTATAACGAAGCCACTGTAAATCAGTGGCTTTTTTATTTGTCCAAAATCCGGCTGATTGCAGTCGGAGGCGGTTGTCCACCCTATTTTTCTACCGTATTTCTACCACGAAACAAATCGAGGTTTGACTCCGATGTCACACTGAGGTAGTCAACAACATGTGTTGACAATGGTTTACATAAGTAGACAAAAAGCGAAATTAAAACTATATGGTTTCACTAAAAATATGGAGAAAACAACATGGAAGTAAAAAGAATTTGTAAATGGTGTGGTAAGCCATTCATTGCGAAGAAAACTACCACCAATTATTGTAGTCACCAATGTGCCAGTCAAGGCTACAAACACCGTATGAGAGAACGAAGACTCGAACTTCGTGAGTTACAGGATTTGATAGAAGTCAAAAGTAAACTTGACCATCAAGACTACTTTACTTTTGCACAAGCCGCACAGTTGATGGGCGTTTCTCGTCAATACATTTACAAGCTTGTCAAAGAGGATAAGTTGAGAGCTTCAAGAATCAGTGCAAGGATGTCAATCATTCGCAGAGCCGATATTGAACTGATGCTCAAAACACGCCCCTATGAACGAAGAAGAGTAAAAGATGATCTTGATATAACTGAGTACTACACTGCCGAGCAAATTTCCGAAAAGTACAAAGTATCGCAAAAATGGATTTGGGCATATACAAGAGAGAACAATATCCCCAAAATCCGTATCCGCCAGTTCAACTATTACAGCAAAAAGCACATTGATGCTGCTTTTGCCAAATACAAGACAGATAATGATCTGACTGAATGGTACACTCCCGAAGAGATAGAACAAAAGTATGGGATGAGTCGGGTTGCCATCCGCTCCCATGTCTATCGCAACAACATCCCGTCTAAGAAAGAACACGGTCAGATATTCTACTCGAAGCTACATTTTGACCTATCCAAGCAGACTGCCGAAGATAATGCTTCGGAATACTATACCGTGCAAGAAGCCATGAAGAGATACAATCTCACACGGGATTCTGTCTATGGCATTCTGCAGTTCCACGAAATCAAACGTGAGAAGAAAGGGCGTTTCGTCAGGTTCCTGAAAGTGGAATTTGATCATGTAATGGGCGTCAGAAAATAAGCCTAAGTCTGAATTTAGGCAGACCAGAAAATGATTCTAAAAATGAGCATTGTCTGCGTCAAGTCATTACGGACATTTGCAGCAAATCAAGTATAAACTAATAATAATTGTAACCATGTTAGAATGTAAAACAGTAACATTGAGAACACGTCCTTTGAAAAACGGGATGCTTTCTTACTATCTGGATTATTATCCAGGCTATCGTGACCAGGAAACAATGAAGACCATCCGCCACGAAGGATTGAACATTTATATTTATGCCAATCCCAAGAATGAGCGTGAACGTAACTTCAATGCCACTATGTCGGAAAAGGCAGAAGCCATCCGATGCAGACGCTTTGAATCTATCGTAAATGACAGGTATGATTTCTTTGACAGGCACAAACTCAAAGCGGATTTTCTGGAATACTACCGCAGGCAACTTCGTAAGCATGACCAAAAGTGGGAATTTGTATACCACCATTTCTACAACTTCGTTCATGGCAAATGTACTTTTGAAGAAATTGATATTGACCTTTGTAATAAGTTTCGTGAGTATCTGCTAAATGCCAAGCAACTCAGGCGTGACGGTCACATTTCAAAGAACTCTGCTTCCGGCTATTGGTCAACATTCAGGGGACTTTTGAAAATCCTTTATCGCAATCGGCTAATCAAAACCAATATCAATGACTTTTTGGATAAAATCGAAACAGAAGATACTCCAAAAGATTATCTAAGTGTGGAAGAATTATACAAATTGGCAGAAACACCTTGCAAAAAGCCAATTCTGAAAACAGCGGCATTGTTCTCATGTCTGACCAGTCTTAGAATCAGCGACATACTATCGTTGCAATGGCATGAAATCATTGACTTTGCAGCTGGAGGAAAATGTGTCCATACAATTACCCAAAAGACCAAAACAGAGGACATCATTCCAATCAGTGACGAAGCCCTGCAATTAATCGGCTATTCTCCGGAAAAAACCGGATTAGTATTTAAAGGATTGAAACGAAGTTGGACACAGCAACCCATGAAAGAGTGGATTCGCGAAGCCGGTATTACCAAGAATATCACTTTCCACTCCTACCGAAGAACATACGCAACACTTCAAGGAGCAGCCGGCACAGACATACGTACCATTCAAAGTAACATGGCACATAAAAGTATTACCACGACACAACGGTACATGAAAGTTGTGGACAGCAACAAGCGTGAAGCCAGCAACAGAATCTCTTTAATCCGCAAGTAAGAATTAAAGTCCAAATAATCCCGTCTTTATCGCTCAGAGTATGATATTTTGCATCAAATCATATTCTGAGCATATTTTTTCTTAAATTCTAAACGATTATCCATCGCAAACTGCAACTATTTGGAAATCTGCATATACATTTGTCTTATTGTAAAACTCAAATAGTATCAGTTTATGACGAATAGTATTAAAATCTCTCCTCAAAGAACCAGTTTCATACTTTCAGCAAGTGTCATTCTTTACTGGGCAACAGACTCCTATTTATATCTCAATTGCCATATCAACCTGATGGAATATTCCACTCCAGTTATTCTATATATTACGGCAATGATACTCGCCTGTGGAGTACTTAAGCATTTCTTCTTCCGATTCATTACAAAGAATGAATTGAGTTTGTCTTTTGGCAAGCAAGTAAAACCTCTTCCTGTTGAACTAACTGAACAAATTAAGGAGATTGAACCAGAGTGTCCAAACGCCAAGGACATAAATCCGGTAAATTTAGTTGCAGAAAGTGTTGTAAAACAAGATTATATGGATAATTATGAAGTACGTGTGGCTGAGATTGAACGTAAAAAAGCCGAAAGGCAGGCAGACATTAAGCGTGTCATTCATGAATATACCACATTTGTAATGACTGAATTTCTCTCAAAAGAAAATCTTGAAATTCTGCATGAAAATATAGAGTATTTCGCGCACGGACGACCTGATTTATATAAGCCAATCCGTTCAGTATTGGATAATCTACTCCGTTCTATCGACCTGATGCATTTCGTGTGGAATATCGGAGAGAGATTGAGTATTTCTCTTATAGACAGAGCTACATTCATACATACTATATTTCCACATGAACTAAAAGATGCTTCGATTAAATATCTGTCTAAAAATCTCCGGACATGCGGAGTTTGCAAAATAGCACTTGATATTCCTAAAACCGGAGATTATCACTTCAAATGTATGAAGAACGACTCTGAATCGGACTTAGATTCAACCAATTAGGGTTATTCAACGCAGACCGAAATATTATTGCTTTCTGAGGTTTGTCAGCGTTACATCATTGTGTTGGTTTGCAGCATGTTAAACAAAACAATGTTATATCATGCAAAGGAATAAACTAACATTCAATGACCTACCGGAAGTGGTAGGCGAACTCTGCGAGAGAATCTCAAGTATGGAAAATCTGCTGACAGAAAAACTTCATCAGCAGCATAACGAGGTAAAAAAGGATACCCATGTTCCAATGACCGTTGATGAAGTCTGCGAGTATCTGGGTATCTCAAAATCATCCTTTTATTACAAAGCCAAACATGGAGGTATTCCAATCATTAAACAAGGCAAGCACCTGTTTGTCTATCGTGATGAATTGGACAAATGGTTAGAAAGCGGAAGAAAAGGAGACACACCTATAAGCATAGAGGAAGAACACGCCCGAATGCTTGCAACTACACGTCGCAAAGCCAATCCTAAAAACTGGTGAGTATGGAAACGATAGCACCCAATCAAGATCTTACTCAGGTCGCCACAAAATGGCAAGATACCATGCTCAGTTTGGAAAAGGTGTACGAACAAGAGCCGGAAGTTCTGAAAATAGGCGGAGTGGCTATCGGAACATTGGGAAATTTCAGTGCATCCATTGGCAAGGCAAAAAGTAAAAAGACTTTTAATGTGTCGGCAATGGTGGCAGCTGCTTTGTCCGGAAAGGAAGTTCTTAACTACACAACAGATTTTCCCGATAGAAAGAACCGCATCCTTTATATTGACACCGAACAGAGTCAAAACCACTGCATGATTGTAATGCATCGTATCATGAAACTGGCGGAGTTGCCGACCAATGAGGATTGCGACCGTTTCTATTTTCTCTCTCTACGCAAGTTCAACCCCAAGGAGCGTTTGGCTATCATAGATGATGCAATCAGTCAGATTGAGGGTCTCGGTTTCGTGGTGATTGACGGAATCCGTGACTTGGTTTATGACATTAATTCTCCGAGCGAAGCCACGTGCGTAATATCAAAACTTATGCAATGGACTGACGAATACCAGATTCATCTTCACACCATTCTTCATCAGAACAAAAGTGATGAAAATGCACGAGGGCACATTGGCACGGAAATCAACAACAAAGCGGAAACGATCATTCAAATCGATAAAGACAAAGACGACAGCAACATCAGCAAAGTGGAAAGTGTGCATACCCGTTCAAAGGACTTCCTGCCATTCGCCTTCTGCATCAATGCCCAATCACTTCCCGAACTTCTGTCAGACTATGTGCCGACAAAGAAGAGCGCAGGTCGTCCCAAGCAGGAATCGTTCTCCCCTTATAGGGATATCCACGAAGCCATCCATCGCAAGGCTCTCGAATTGGCTTTTGACGGAAAAGAGACGATTTCGGGATATAAGGCTTTGGAAGAAGAACTGACCACTGCCTACGAACTGGCAGGAACGAAATTTAATCACAACAAGATTGTGGAGATAATTAAGTTTCTCACGAACAAACGGATGGTGGTTCAGGAAAGCCGTGGCATTTATCGGTTCATGCCGGATTACCACTATTGACTCTCCACTTGACTTTATTCTAAAAGCGTGTATTGTGATGTATGTTAAAGTTTAAGCGCAACGACTGGTTTCATGATAATTCTCGAAACTGGTCGTTGCCATTTTATTTACCAACGTCCTTGTGGATAATTCCTTTGGAATAGGTTATGGCAATCAGTATGGAAAGAGTGTTCCTCTTCTGCCATTTATAGATTTTGCCGCCTGTACAATTAAGGTTATGACAAAACAGCAATCTTTGTATTGGTATATAAAATGACACTTTACTTTGTCAATAATTTCTGTTTTCGCTGTTTTTCAATATGAGCTTCTGTTATATTTCGGCAAACCTGCTGGAACAATTCATATTCGAGTACCGGCAAAACGATATGCCAAATGCCAAACTAATTTCAGCCTTTTGCTCACTTTCTCTGTTGGCTAAATGTTCTGATACAATTTAGAAGTTCTGAATTGGCACTACTGTAACACCAAATGTGACATTAATGCCATTTAAGTTGCCATATAAATACACATTTATACGAAAATTGTTCTCTCTAAATCGTCTTTGACAGTCAATCAAAGCCATAAATATCAAACATTTTACTTCAAAGCACATCTTTTTTAAGCCACGGGCTTGCCCGTTGTACAGACATTATCTTGTATGGGGAGCCTAATACCCCAAGCGACCAATCGGCCGTTTGAGAATGCCAATTTTCCAGCAAGCTGATTGGATGAAAAATAGCGTTATTTAAGCACTTTTTCTTTTCGCCAGCCTCTTCCTCGTCTTTCTCGACAAAAAGCGAAATTTGTACACTTAATTGCGCCCTGGGCTTGCCCATTATACGACCTCTATTGAGTTAGGGTAACTCAATACCCCAAGCGATAAATCGCTCGTGAAAAGTTGCCAATCCCAGGCAAGCAGGATATGGCTTTATTGCGATTATAGAATACCTTAACTCTCCACGCAATCATGTTTTGGATGGGCTTGTAATACCTTTGTAGCCTCTGTTTGACAATTACCATAGGCAAGCGTATTTCAGTAGTACTTTTACGAACACTTTCATGAACCCTACTGGTCCTTTTATGAACTCTTATGTGAACTCTTTTCTTGCTTTTAAGTGGTATCCTGGAGTAACGTCGGCCACCATAAATGCAGATACTAGATGATGAACACAGAACTATTGTCTGAACGCTTGCCAATTTAACGACATGAATCTGCCATATCCCAAAGGCGATTTTGCCAACTTCCGAATGGCATCCTAAAATAGGAAATAGCCTATCCTCTTTGTAGTGCGTAAAAATACGCAGTCCACTGCGTAAAATGTAAGACTGGACAGTACTCCAATGAGTTTAAACAAATTGCCCATTGTTTGTTTGCGTGTTTGGGAATTCAGTTTATAAATTTATTGACTCGCTTTCACGAACTCTTTTAGGAATCGTTTTCCATAATTCAAGTCCAACGAATCATATGAGATTCTGAAGTATCTGAACTAAATTCAACAAGACATTTCACCAAAGGTGTTAACTATTAATACTTATTCCGTACAATACGCTCTTCCTAGAAAATCAGGAAATAAATCCGTTTCATAGTACTTGTGAGCCAACACACGCAAAAACCAATATCCAACCTTATCTGTTCTATATGCAATAGATTTGTATTTCTTTTCAAAACGGCTCTGAAAATCTTTCAATGTTTCAGGTAACTTTATACCAGTCTGTACGGCCAATTCATTATTTAATCTTTTTTCAAAGAGTAACTGTTCTATATCAAATTCATCGGTGATTGGAAATGCAATTTGTAAGTTCACCTCAGACTCATCTACTTTCTGCTTAAGAGCTGAGTAAAACTCAGGCATATTCAAGTATGCCAACAATTCAAATGCCACTATTAAGAGCAAAGAGGAATCACAGTGATAGTCTTCATCTTTCTTGTAGATACTCTTTGCTAATGCTATTCTATTTCCGTGCATTTCCGGCCACATCTTTTGTTTGTCATACCGTTTCATCAGATTGATAACTGTACAAAGCAGATACTTACCTAAACTATTTATGTCATCCTGATTCTCAGCATGCATATACATATATTTGAATACCATCTGAATGACAATAGAATTAGTATCAAGCAAAGGCATTGTACATGCATTATTGTTTTCGATGACATTTTTTAAGATATTCAACCTATTACGAAGTTCATCTTCAGAAATCTCTGCATAAGATTTTGTTAAAAAATAGAAATATACTAAATCACCAAGAAAATCATAGCATCTTAGCGGATAGAACATATACTCGGTATCTGAGGATTCAAAACTATATAGTCCTTTTGGAAATAAGACTACTTGCAATATTTTATTGATATATTCTTCGTATATCTGAATTTGCAACAATACAAGGCTATTAAAGTGTTTGATTATTGAGCTTTTATTCTCTTTTTTTGATTTAAGAATCCATGCCCAAGTTTTTAGAACTATAGTGTCAATACAATACTTGGCCGGTAGTAAATTCTGACATTCAACAGAGTAATAATGAACCATATGGGCAATTAGGCGCAATGAGGCGAACGTATTAAGGATTAATCTCCTGTTCTCTTTCTTTGCCGATGTAATTTTCTTTAATTGAAGTTGAACAAGTGTTGATATGTCTTCATAATTATTACCTTCTCCATCTAATAGGACAAGTATTTTCTTAAATAAACGATAACTCTCGTCATCAGTTAATAATGTTTCATCAAACAAAAAATCTGAGAAATAAGTAGTCAATAACTCAATGTCCCACTCTTCAAAGTTTCCGTCAGGAAATTCTTTCTTAATGAAGCCAGAATATGTAGGTTTTGCATTTGCGTCAATCAAGCCATTGTGAACAAAAACATAATACCTTGGAAATCCTGATAGGCCTGGAATAGAAGGGTCTTCATACTCCGTGTATTTAGAAGCCCTTAAAGATTCTATTAATCCATCCGGTTCATTAAGAGTTCTGTCTGTTATATCTTTTGCACCGAACCCCTTGAGTTCAAATAAGAAAAGTGTTTTTTGCCCATTTTGTCCTTTGATAGCTACTACATCACGTCCATATTGTGACTGCCCTTTTGATTGACACGGTGTAGAAAGGACTCTGTATCCCATTCTTTCCAGAAGTATAGGAAAGATATAGTCTAATTCTTGATCCTCTTTCAAAGACTCAATATATTGTTTAATTATTTCCCGTCTTTTCATTCCAATCAACTAATAAATCATTAATCCACTTATCTTGTTCCATTGGCGTCATAGACTGAGCCAATTGCCTTGATGGCATTGAAAATTGTATGCATCCCAAGTGTTGTACTTTTCCATTTTCGTCTCTCCAACCTCCTCCTCTTGCTAAAGTAACGTGCTTCATCATACTACTTAAAAGACTCTTATGATTTTCATCAGCTTTCTTCATCTGTTGTTGCCAATGTTGTTTTTGAGTTTTCAAAGCTTCTTGATACTCTATCATATAACCGTATTTGGGTGACATTTCTTTAAGAGATCTTCTTTTATCTATTGCATCAGACCTTTTCTCAAAATACCAATGGATTTTCGTAACAGACTCATTATCAATATTTAATTTCTCAAAAGCTTTGATTACATGACCCATATATTCATCCAAATATGGAACTAACTGACTCATCAAAACATTACGTACGCTCGGTAATTCACTTTCAATCAGAGGCAATAACTTTGGAAGTCTAGTCTCAGGATTGCCATAATCCTGAAGCAATTCTATAATCAATAAACATTGCAATTTCTCATCCAAGTCTTTTTGAGGGTCAAAATTTGAAGATTCCAAATGATAATCATCCCACAATCTTCGCCCGACAACACGATACAATCCATTGGGATGAAAAATAAACGATAATACAAAGTTTATGAAGTTATCCTCATTCTCATGTAAAGACCTTAGACTTCCTTCCATCTTTAGGATATCCATTGGGGTCAAAGAATTTGCGATTGCTACGAAAATATTTGTCAAAAACACTGCATCTTTAAAATGAAAATGTATTGAGTCATCAATACTTTTGAGCGCAGTCTCTTTATTCTCACTTTTTAACCCTTTGACCAACAATATGATACTCTGTTCTATAAATGGACTAACTCCTTGTTGCACAAACAACCAGTTACATAGAGGATTTATGTACGGTGACGGATCTCCTTGCAACATTTCCAGAATCTTTTGTTCACATATTTCTTTTCTTTGGCCAACCAAACGTCCTATCGTAAAAAGGGAAAAAGCCATTGCTGCACTTGATTTAAAGCAAGTGTTAGATACAACTATATCAAAAGCTTTATTAACATACTCCTCTGCAATTTGATTTGTTTTTACAAATGCAGTTGCAAACTCCTTCATATTATCTTCAGGAGGATATTCTGCGTAATACCTATCAAAATCATTTTCCATCAGACCAGCAAGGCAGCTCGTTTTGTACTGAGGCAATATTGAGATTAATACAATGGCATTGTCATAATAAGCACTAGCGTATTTTTGAACAGCCCAAAGAATTAGATTTTCAGTATTATCATGTTTACTCTCAAATGACAGAATAACGTTTTTCATAAATTCTGGACTCCAACTTGAGACTCCGGAAACAAGATGAAATGCCCACGCCCATCTCCCAATATTATTAGTTTCCTCGAAAATAATATTACCACTTTTTAGATGTGCTATATATGCGAGAGCGACAGCAAAATAACACCCACTCATACTATAGTCCGATGGATTGATAATATGTTCATTGTTTTCCCAATAGGATACGGAATCACTGAATTCAAATTCACCTGCTGACGCTTTCTCATTTAAAAAGTCTACAACTTTAACAAGTTCATCAGGCAATCCTGAAGTTATATTTCGTCCATCAAACATAATAATCTATTTAATATTCACGTTTCATAACTTTTCACCACTCTTCCTTCTCTCATATTTAGAAGATTCATCGTATTGGTAAGGTATTTGACATTTTATGCATCTGAGTTGAGAGCTAAACAGGAATTATAGATGGCATCATAATCATTCCATATCCAATGGAGGAAAACTATCATCTTCAAATCTATCAAAGTCAGATTGGAAAAGACGGTCTTGAATGATCCTGTACTTTTCAAACTCTGATTCAGCAAACTCTTTGGCATATTCGGCAGAAACCTGTCCGTTATCTTGTAATATCGGGCTCTCAAATAAATTAATGAATTTATCTATTCGCTTTGCCCAATCTTCCATTGTCATAGGTATATGACGCATAGCCATGCTTTCTGCCATATCAAGGGATGCATTGACTATCCTGCCCATTTCTTCTAATTCTTTTTCTCGCAAATAGTTCTTTGCTACAGACACATCGGTTTTGACAATTTTTCCATTCGGAGCATTTTCCCAAGTGGTCAATCCCATGTGCTCCCTATTTGCATCGGCTCGTTCAACTATCAATTCCGCAGCTGTATGCCCATGCACAGCATAGTGCATTTTGTTCTGTACCTTCTTGAAGAAAAGACGGGTTGTCGGAGCATCCTTGTTATAGTCTATTGCCGTAACATAAATATCGGTCAGTTTCTGATAAAAACGACGCTCACTCAGCCTTATCTCCCTTATTTCGGCCAACAAATGCTCAAAGTAATCCACACCTAAGAAAGCCCCGTTCTCCATTCGCTTATGATCAAGCACATATCCACGAATGGCAAACTGCCGGAGTACAAACGTACACCACTGCCGGAATTGAGTGGCACGAACAGAATTGACTCTATACCCGACACTGATAATGGCATCGAGATTATAGAATGTCGTATCGTAATTCTTGCCATCCGAAGCTGTTGTTTCCATTTTGGAAATAACTGAATGTTCGTCCAACTCACCACTCTCAAAAATATTTTTAAGATGCTTGCTGATTGCAGGTACTCCTACATCAAAAAGCTGTGCCATCGCCTTTTGGGTTGCCCAAATGGTTTCGTTCTTATATATCACTTGAATCCCATCATCCTTGCCTTCAAGCATGAAGATGAGAAACTCTGCTGTACTATTTCGTATTTCTATATTTTTTACCATAACAAAATCATTTAATATATTGTGGTAATGGTTCACAAAACATTTTATTTACGACTCTATCACGCATTAGCTTCATGTCCGTAAAATTACGACATATATTTTGTGCTATTTCCAGATAGTTATCTGAACCATCATCTTTTTGATAATAATATGGCTTTATTGAAACACAGTTTTTATGCTCAAACAAGGTGTTTAGCAACGTTCGGTCTGAGTTGCCACAAGAATGCCCCATGATATAAACTTGATATGGAGCAGATTCAATGAACTGAAGTAAATTACGATATTTTCCCGACTCTAAATACTTTATAGATTTGATGTTTCTTAAACACTCATTATCTGATTGTTTAAGGAAATCTTTATAATCCTCATCAAGCTCATCACCATAGCCAAATATTATGCTATCGGGATTATTCAAGTCTCCATGAATATGATTTGTAGAAGCAACTTTCAAACACCCATATTTGTCTGCTACTTCAGTATAATTAAAATTAAGTAGCATAATATTCTCAGGAATTATTAAGTTCTTTAGGTAGATTTCTTCTATCTTTGACGATTCTGAAAATTGCTTTCTGAGCTGTTTAATATCCTCTGCTATAAAGTACCTATCGCTACCTTCAAAACCATATCTACAAAGTAACTGTTGGTACACATTGTCTTGTTGGATTAGATAATCTACGTAATCATAGTAAACCTGTAATTGCGAAATACTAATATCATCTTTACGAATATTTCCATAAATTTGACGTTGTATCTCTGTATTGCACTTTATATTATTAGTTGTGATAGAAGAAAGATATTGAGCTAAAAGCTCTTGAATACAATGTAGTTGTTTGTTGATTTCTGAAATTGTATAACCACAGTTATCTGGATTCACAATCAAATTTCGCAATAAATCATAATATTCCTTTTCTATGTCAACCCACCCTTTAGTTTCAATACAAATACATATATTCTTAAAAAACGGAGACAACGAAAACTCAAAAGATTCAGAATCATTGGCAATACTATCAATAATCTCTTTACCGGACGGTTTGTTAAAAAACTTAGGAAGACAAAATGCAAAGACATTCCAACAGCGATTGTAATTGTCTGAAGTAATTTTGATAGAACAAAGGTAATCCTCTGATATAGACGTAAGATTTCCTGTAAAAGAATCAACTCGTTTCTCCCAATACCAGTTTATGAAATCTTCATATCTAGTAGGAAGCCCATGTGCCAAGTCAAAGCCGTTTCCAATAAGTACTATTCTATTCATCACTGTTACTTCTTTTATTGAGGATTTTTATATGCCTAAAATAAAAATCCTAGTTAATCGTTCTGTATTTATTGAGGTTCATACTACGGTTCTGCTACCATTGATGAATAAGAATCATTGTCAATAGCATAAGGGCGAGGCCGGCTGTGCCGTTTGAAACTTTCAGCCTGTTCCAAAATCTCCTTGAATACCTCATCACGAATTTTAGGTGGATATCCTGCACGAGCCAACAGGACAATTACATTCATCTTCAATGTCGCCCGAAGGTCAGGACGGTTTAACCAATCTGACACATCCGACTGTTCCTCTACCATCGTTTTAATTTGCTTAGCCAACTCTGTCAATGTCTCATCTGGAAAGTTTTCAATGAACTCATATTTTGTCGCCACTGATTTCAGAATATCAAAGAAAGCCTTTTCTTCAAATGACAATCCTATAGAATTGCCGGCAGTGCGTTCGCTTGCTACATCCTCCATAAGCCTTACCATCTCGCCAACGACATCATCAATCACATCGTTGGCAAGTGCTGCATCGTCTGAACGGTCATTGTATTTTTTGACAATATCCTCCAAGCGTTTCGTGAAGTCTATGCCTTTTTGCCTGTTGATTTTCCGTAACGATTCTATAACCTGTTTCAAAAGTTGCTCCATCAACTTGACTTTGGTGTTCTTGTAGGGAATTTGGTCAAGACGTTGCATGTATTCCGATGAAAGAAGGTCTATTTCTTCATCGGCAGCAACACCGATTTTAGTCACCTCTTCCACTGCTTCAGACATCAAGGCATCTTTCAGCATTTCGCTCACACGCTTATTCATCTTTACAGCATCCGGCGCATTCCCTCTCGTCAGTTTAGAGATTATGGAACGGATGGCCAACATAAAATGAATATCGTTGTCTTCCGCCTCTGTCAGATGTTCTGAGTTGCAGCATATATCATACGCACCTTTCATCTTTTTACAGTGTCGCATAAAACGAGTTTCAAGTTTTTTGGTATGTTGAATGTATTCTGCTCCCGTTTGAAGAATGCCTAACTGTTCAAGAGGCGTTCCAATGAAATAGCCAGACCAGTCAAAAGCATGAAACATCCGCTTAATCACATCCAATTCGTCCTTAACCACTTTTACCGCTTCTTCAACAGTTTCGAGGTCCGGACCATCGACTTCTCCATTTCCGCCATATTGATGAAGCGCCTCATTCATCTGCCGCTTTATGCCGAGATAATCAACCACAAGCCCTTTCTCTTTTCCGGGATAAACACGATTAACACGAGATATGGTCTGAATCAACGTGTGCATTTGTAAAGGTTTGAAGCAGTACATCGTATCAAGGCTCGGTACGTCAAAGCCAGTTATCCACATATCCACAACAATCGCAATCTTAAAATTGCTTTTCTCTTCTTTGAACTGTTTGTCCAACGTTTTCCGGTATTCATCATTGCCGAGCAGATTATAAAGTTCGTCAGAATCATTATCCTTGTCGCGAGTGATGACCATAGCAATACGCGGCATCGGCTTGATTTCTTTGCGTTCCTTCTCCGAAAGAGTTTCCCCTTCAATACATTCTTTGATTTCCGCCCATTCCGGTCGTAAATGGATAATCGCCTGATAGAGGTTCCAAGCAATGGAACGACTGCTACACACAATCATAGCTTTACCCAACACCGTTGAACCTTCCTCAATCCGTTTTTCGTAGTGTTCCACCATATCCCGGGCTATTTTGGCTAGTAAATCAGGGTCATTCAGGATAACATCAATTCGCGTCATCATTTTCTTGCTCTCCTCTATCTGATAGTCACTTGATCCTTCTTGCTTACATTGGTCATAGAAAAGCTCTATTTCCTTCACCTTAGCCGAGTCAATCATGATTTTAGCAGCACGACCTTCATAGACTATCTTACGAGTGATCTCATCTGCAACCGCTTCGGTCATGGTGTAACGGTCTACAATCGGGCCAAACACATCCAGCGTATTATCAAGCGGTGTTCCCGTAAATCCTACGTATGTAGCATTCGGAAGAGAATCGCGCAGATACTTGGCAAAACCATAATGATGCTTTACACCCTTTTCCGTGATAGTTGTTTTCTGCCCTAAACCGGCTTGTGAACGATGAGCCTCATCGGATATACAGATAATGTTTGCACGATTGCTCAATAAGCCTGTGCTTTCCTCGAATTTCTGAATCGTTGTCAGATAAACGCCTCCGGCAGTACGCTTTTCAAGGTGTTCTTTAAGTTTCTCCCGACTTTCTACTTGAACGATTGTCTTGTCTCCAATGAATTTGGTAGCATTTAAAAACGACTTAGACAACTGATCATCAAGGTCTGTACGGTCTGTTATCAGAACAATGGTAGGACTGCTCAATTTTTTGGAACGCATCAGTTGTCGGGCAAGAAATAACATGGTGTACGACTTACCGCACCCTGTAGCTCCGAAGTATGTGCCCCCTTTTCCATCACCATCAAGATTCAATCGTGAATGTTTCAGAATGTTATTGAACAGTTGAGTGGTAGCAAAATACTGCGGATAGCGGCACACGATTTTATCCTCGTCCTTGGGAGTATCTGGCAAATAGATAAAGTTATGCAATACATCAAGCAGGCGTTCCTTTCTGAACAATCCGCGCATCATCGTGAACATAGTATCAAAAGCACCATCAAGAATAGAATCCGTAGCTTCCACCTTATGCCATCCGTAAAAGAACTCATATGGTGCAAAAAGTGAACCGATTTTATTGTTCACGCCATCGCTGATTACTACAAACGCATTATAGCGGAACAATTTAGGTATGTCACGCCTATAACGCACCGTCAGTTGCTTGAAAGCGTTTTCTATTGTGGTATTTTGCTTGATGGCATTTTTAAATTCAAGTACCACCAAAGGCAGACCATTAACAAATACAATACCGTCAGGAATGCGATGGTGCTCACCGTCAATGACAAGCTGATTGACGAACTTAAATATATTATTCTTTCCCAACTCATTATTATCCACCTCTGTATAATCAATGGGATAGATATGAAGATTTGGTAACTTAGGATTGGTTCGTTTCAACGAAAAACCTTCTTGCAGAAGTCGCAACGCTTCTACATTCTCTGCATACACACTACCCCCATCTGAAGTTTCCAATCTGGCGATTGCCCGATTGATTTCATCCTCGGTGATATGGTCTACTTCATATTTTTTCCGCAGATAAAAGCGCAAATCATCGTAGAGAATAACATCTCGTGTATCACGACTGATATTCTCCCCATATATATAATCATATCCCTCTTTTTTAAAGAGTTCGACAAATGCCTGTTCTAATTGTGATTCGTTGAATGCTGGCATAACACATTATTTAATACAAGCATCTATGAATAATTTACCGAATGGGGTTACCTTATAGTAACTTTTTGAAACTTCAATATCTTTGAATGATAGAGGTACTAATTTCGCCTTTAAGGAGTCCAATCCATTTTTTAAACAAATATTGTCATATTCAGTATTGTCTATTTTGTACAATCCGTCTTCGTCAGATAAAACTCCAAGGCTAATCAAATTAGAAAGATAGGCCGTAATATTCTGAGGAAAAGTTAATGAGATATAATAAGGCAACATCGTAGCGTGATCTAAGATTGTAATAAAACCTCCATTTTCGTTTTTTGTTATCGCCCTAAAAGAACAATAAGGAACTTCTATAGCTGTTCGCAAGTATTGAATGATTCGTGCCTCATCTTCTGATAAACGACCAATAATATCAACAAATGCAGGATGAGCACGATTAACGGTGTCAATATTAGAAGCATTTGCCAATAATGTAGTAAACAAATCCGCTATTTCATCATTCGTTGTATAAGTTAACTTTTCTACAATAGGGGTACCTATTTGAGTGTCCACCTCACACCGTTTTTCTTCTGGTATTTGTTCAAGTTTATCTTTATACTCGTTAAGCCGTTTGGCAAAATTCAATTTTCGCTTCTCTGTCCACAATTTTAGAGAAAGCAGAGAATTGGGACATAATTCAAACACTGTTGCTAATGCTTGACCTAAAGCTTTAACACTTGGCTGTGCCAAGTCTTGATAAAACTGACCGAGCACATTCGCTCCTGCTTTCACTAGTTCAATTCCTTGATTAACTTTTTCCGCCATAGTATTATTCTTTATCACGTTTTTCGATTGAATCTTTTACAGATTGAGGGAGTGCATCAAAAATACCATCTATCTCCTTTGGTTCTGTAATAAGACGTTCAGTAATAATATTCAGCAATTTCATAAGAGTTTCAGCCGTAGCCCTATCATCAACATCAAATGCTATTTGTCCTGGATGAACAGCTTTGTTACCAATAACCCGAACTGCATCTAATGCCTTCTGAACAATTGTAGGTAACCCCTTCTGCACAAGACTTCCTATCATTTTGTCTATTGCTCCAGTTTCACCAAGTTCATTACAAAGTCGTTCCACTGCAAGACGAAGAAGAGCACATGCTGCCCGTGGCGACTTATTGTAAATCAAAGCAGCCTCATCGTACAATAATTTCACTGAATTAGGCATATCCGCATTTGGTTCTGTTGCAGCTATTTCAGGATATACATATTGATTATCAATCCAAATTATAGCCTTGTCGCAGTTTTGGCATATTGCTACATTTATCAAACTGCAATCATCAAAAGGAGTACACCACCAGCTTTTATCCTGTTTCCATGAAGCACTAAAATATATCATTTGAGAAACTGTATTGCAATGCGGACAAGTGAATTTTTTCTCTTGATTCTTTGGGGTTATATAATTTGCCATATATATTAAATAATTACTATGTTTGATAATAGGTTTTTGAGTAATATACCACAGCAATAATTTTCTTTAGAAAAAGCAATTTTTGCGCTGAGTAATTTAGAAAAAACATCATATATATGTGTGTTTTCGCAGATAAGAATTGGTTGTGCGCATATAAGTTCTTGACTTAAATTCTCTTGTGCTCCACCGTTTGCAAGACGTTTGATATTCTCTTGCTGGTAAAGACAATGAAAATAAAGATATGCGGCTTCCTCAAAGGTTGCTGTTAGCATATTACAACATGCTTGGTTCGTTGTGGTGTCACAGTCTAAATACGTCACTTGTGAAGCGGTTGCACCATACATAGCCATAACGACAGTCCCACTCGGAATAATTTTAGCAGAACTCCCCTTTAAACCTTCTCTGCTAATGTATTCTTCCGTGTCAAAGATAATGTTATTTGCCACTTCTCCAGATTTTAGCCATCGATAATGGTGTTTATCCCAATATTTAGGATTAGAACGATTAGGAGTACCACCCGATTTTGTTTCTTTACAAAATTCACCAATCGTTCCCATTCGCCACCCCTCAGGCAAATTCTCCACATCAATATCGTCAACAAACATCTTGCGGTAGATGGCCTGAGCTGTTTCTTCAATAGTAGCAATCAATCTGCGGTTGTTTTCAATCCGTCGCTCTATTGCTTGATATTCGGCTACAATCTTTCGTTGTTCATCAATTGAAGAAACTGGCAACAAGACTTCGCACATCTCACTCCATTCAAAGACTTCACGCGCAGAACCATGCGATTTGAAACGGGCATATCTATCGAACTCTGGCCTACGAAACCACATCATCAGATATTCCGGCAATAATTCTGTTTCGTCAATGACTTCGAAAACAACATAAGCCTGTGAAATAATACAAGGAGATTCCCCCTCATACAAAGCAATTGTTATTTTATCTCCATTGCGAGAAGTTACAGGAACATAGCCAAACTGTCGAGGTTGGACTATTTTATATGTACTCATATCAGTCCCCGTTGTATTTGCAATGGATGTGATAAACTGCTTAGCAATGCTTAAACCAAGCAGTTTATTTACAACCAAGTCTCGATTGCGCACATCAACTTGCCGGATATAATTACCCAATCTTTTATAATTCGATTTCATAACCCAATGATTTAAAAACATTAAGTACTGATTCTCGACTTTTGGCTTCTTGACGAAGGATGTCGGCAAGTTCCGATTGAAGTTCCTTCATGCGTGTGTCATAATCCACCGACTCATCCCGATTGACAAATTCGATGTATTTGGAGGGGACCAACGAGAAACCTTTGTCTGCAATTCCTCCATCTTCACCAACACTTACCGATTTACAGAACTCCGGTATATCGGTATAGGTTTCTGTATGACCCTCTCGCTGCCAGTTGTGGTAGGTATCGGCCACTTTACGAATATCCTCATCGGTGAAACGCACATATTTCTTTTCAAAGGGTTCGCCCATCTGGCGCATATCGATGAAAAGTATCTCCTTTTCACGGTCACGATAATGTATGTCTTCTCCGTTACGATTGACCAAACGACCTTTCTTATTCGCATTGATAATCCAAAGCGTAACGGAAATATCAGTAGAGTAAAAGAGGTTACGAGGCAGTATTACAATTGCTTCCACCAATCCGCGTTCAATCATCTTGCGACGGATTTCTCCTTCTGTACCATCGGCACTCAGCGCACCGTTGGCCAAAATGAAACCTGCCACACCGTTGGACGAGAGTTTGCTCACCATATTGAGAATCCAAGCATAGTTGGCATTAGAGGTAGGCGGCACGTCATAACCATCCCAACGAGGATCGTCCGTCAGTTGATTGTCCGCTCTCCAGTCTTTTTGGTTGAACGGAGGATTAGCCATAATGAAATCGGCTTTCAAATCTTTGTGACGGTCATCGGTAAAGGTGTTGGCGGCATAATCGCCCAAGTCGGCTGCGATACCACGAATAGCAAGGTTCATCTTGGCCAGTTTAAAAGTGGTCTTGGTATATTCCTGTCCATACACCGACACCTTGCGACGATTGCCATGATGACTCTCCACAAACTTCATCGACTGCACAAACATACCGCCCGAACCGCAACAAGGGTCGTAGATTTTACCTTCGTAGGGTTCAATCATTTCGGCTATCAAATTGACTATCGTTTTGGGCGTATAAAATTCCCCCTTACCTTTTCCTTCTTTAATGGCAAACTTGGATAGGAAATATTCATAAACACGTCCAATAATATCATTGCCGTCTGCGGATTCCAGAATCGTATCAAATCCATCAATCTTATCAAGCAATGAACCGAGTTTTTCCGCTTCTATACCCAACGAACTATAGTAGTTGTTGGGTAATGCGCCACGCAAAGGCTTGTTTTCCTTCTCTATGTCAGAAAGAGCTTTATCTACAATAGATGCGATGTTGGGTTGCTTTGAATTTTCTTTAAGATACGGCCAACGGGCTGTTTCCGGCAAATAAAAAACATTCTTGGCCGCATAAAACTCCACATTATCCACAAAGTCTTCCAAACCGTCATTGACAATTTCCTGACGGCGTTTCTCAAAATGAAATCCGGCGTACTTCAAGAATATCAATGACAGGACAACATGTTTGTATTCGCTGGGTTCAATAGATCCACGCAGTGCATCGCATGCTTTCCAAAGTACTTCCTCCATTGGGAGATTGTCTTTCTTATTTATCGATTTCTTTGCCATAATTCGTATTATTTTGTTTCCCTAGAGGTTGATGAAAGGATTTCCCAATGCCCCCCAAAACTTGGTCCAACTCGTTTGATAACATTCGCTGCTTTCATGCGTTCCAGTGTTATCCTCATTGCTTTTTCCGAGACTTCACATTGTTTTGCTAATGCAGAGATACTGATTTGTGGGTTTTCTGCAATAAGAGAAAGTATCTTGTTATGCCCCTGTTGTGCCCCTGTCATGCCCTTGTTATGCCCTAATTGGTCGGCTTCTGGTCGCTTCTGGTCGGCATGGTTAGTTCCTTGCCCTTCCTCCAAAACCTTCGCACAAACAGTTGCTTTCATGATAAAGGCAACCAAGTTGTATTGTGGCTCACGGACACCCAAAGCCGAAAGTTCACGACACATACGGTCAACACCCTCACCGAACTCTTTTACATAATCGTAAGCTTTGAGGTATTCCGCAATTTTCGGATTGCGAGAGAAATGGGTATGACGAATGTTGTCAGTGCGAACAATGCCCGGCAACTTACCTGGTGTTTCGAACACAAGACGGTCGTCGAACATCTTTATCTGAATTTCCGTGCCCTTAATACTGTAATCGCGATGGCAAACGGAGTTCACCACCATCTCTTGTATTACAAACTTGGGGTATTCGCGGTCGGTTTTGAAGATACCGTCCTCTCCAAGATAGGAATGCTCCTTGACCTGCGTTTCAAGATATTCAACAGTTTTCTGGATCTGTTCAAGAATACGACCATCGAAAGTAACATCTTTGATGACATTCATTTCACGTCCCACCTTTTCCTCTGTACCGAAATACTTGATAAAACGCACTCTTGCACGAGGAAAGAATGTCTGAGGATGCTTGCCAAAAAGCAATATACAAGCTGCACTGACTTGCGGCACATCGCCTTTATAGGTCACAAAACCTTTGTTCTCTTGCAGATACTCCATTGCAGACTTGCCATAACCAATCCGCTGCATGTAGGCTTTGACTGCATCCATATCTATGTCATCAAGTGTGGCATCGTATGCTGTGGAATCCTCGTAATAGCGTTCTCCTTTGTCGTACATGAGTTGCAAACGCTCATCAAAAGTCAGTTTGCGTGATTTGTCTCCTACACGCCAAAACACTTCATCAGCTTGATTCGCATGAAGTCGCGGACTTGCAGGAATGTGCATCAACAATACACGGTTATCACGTCCCTTAGCATCCGTACAAGGCACATAATCCGTAGTGACAGAAACTGATGGAACACAAAAATCCAAAGGTGTCCGCAATATATCATTGAGATGTTCCTTGTCTTGGTCAACACCCTCTACTCTGCGAGTCTTGTCGGATATACCCACAGCAATCATTCCACCATCTGCATTCGCCATAGCTACTATGATAGTGGCAAGGTGCTTAGGCTCAATGAGGATACTTTTACAGTCAAAAGTCTGACCTTCCTGCATATGCCGTATTTCTTCAATTGTATATTTCATATCCTCTATTCTTCTTTTGTATGGCAAATGAGTCTGTGAATATCTACATCCAGAACTTCTGCTATCCGTGCCAATGTGTATAAATCAGGCTGTGCATGATTGTTGCACCATTTGGAAACCGTAGCCGGATCTTTCTGCAATGTCTTAGCGAGCCACTTACTCATGATACCCTTTTCTGCCAATACTGCCTTTATACAGTTCAAATTCGCCATATTGTATTCAATTATAAATTGCGTTAAATGCAAAATTACATATTTTATTTGGTTCGCGAGCATGATCGAAGAAATAAAATCCTATATCATAGTATTATGGCAAAAGAATTTAATGAAAAGTGATGTAAGAATGGGATTTATTTGCTAATTCTGCAAAAAGAATACACCTGTCTGAAATCAAGAGAGTTAGAAGAATGACCCCGGTATTGGGTAATGAGTTGGCAACCGTCCTAATTGCTGCAATCTGTATCGCTTTGCTTGTTCGGGTAACTCTTTATATGCAAAGGTATGATTTTATTTCGTATAAAGCAAAAATATCTTAGAATATCGGTTTTTTATTATTGTTAAAATCATTATCTTTGCATTCAAAGAAATAACAATGAAAAATTAATGGAAGATTTGAATCAACTCAAAATAGTTTTGGTTAAGAAAAAGCGTACCAGTAAATGGTTAGCAGAACAACTTGGAGTGAACCAAACAACAGTATCCAAATGGTGTACAAATACAACGCAACCAGATTTACAAACATTGAAACGTATAACAGAACTGTTAGAAGTGAACATTCAAGACTTAATAAACTTCTCGTGAAATAAAACATAGTGCAATGAATGAAATAACAATATCATCAATGTTGCCTGCTGTCAGGAATACAGCACTCATGCGTGGTAAAACGTACATCGGAATCGATTTTGGCACATCAACAACGGTGGTATCTATCGTTTCCTATGATGAGTACGACCATAAAATCCATACGAAGTCTTTACGATTGCCACAAATGCTTCCTGACGGGACTTTATACAGGTCAGAGATAGTACCTACGGTAATAGCGTGGCTGAATGGACGTATTTTGGTTGGAGAAGGTGCATCGCAGATGAAATACCAACTGAAAAAGGGAAAGAATATCTGGTATTCGTTCAAAATGGAGTTAGGCGAGGATTTAGGAGCAAAGTATTACGATAGTGAACTGCGTGAGGTAGACCCTTTTCGGATAAAGAATCCTGTGGATGCTGCACGGGTATTCTTTGCCTACCTGAAATACCTCATCATTAAATACTGTACCGAAAATAATATCAGTATAGATATTTTGTATGCAGTAAGCATCCCTGCATCATTTGAAGCCAATCAGCGTAAAGATTTACTTGACGCACTAATGGCGAATGATATGAAAGTGTCAAAGCAAGCTCTTATAGATGAGCCGAATGCGGCTTTTATCAGCTATGCTGTATCACGGGCAGCAGAAGACCGCCCCATGTTCATAAGCCCAGATTATAATTCGAAAGTATTAGTCTTTGATTTCGGAGGAGGTACATGCGATATATCTATACTCGAAATAGGACAGAGTGCTAATGGATTTTTTTCTAAGAACATTGCCATTTCAAAATTTACAAAGTTAGGTGGTGACGACATAGACAGGTACATAACGTACCATTATCTCATGCCACGCTTTTTGGAAGCTAATGGAAAGAAAAAAGAACAGTTTCGGACGAATGAACGTAAACAAATAGCATCTGCACTTTATAAAGTCGCAGAACGACTGAAAATATTAGTGAACAAAACATTAGCAACGCTTGCCTCTGATTTTGTAATACCTGATGTGAAATTGAGCGATTCAAAGACTGAAATAGAGTCTGAGGTTGAAATCATTACCAATAAAGGTACGCTCAAACAGAACAAGTTCTACCTGACGAATAAGGAGCTTACAGAAACAATGGCTGTGTTCTTAAAACAAGGATTCGGTAAGACTACCCGCATAAAAGGAGAAGATGAATACAACAGTATATTTTCTCCTATAGAAAGTGCCATTAAGAAATCTAAAACTCCCAAAGAAGAGATTGATTATGTCTTGCTTATTGGAGGAAGCAGCAAAAGTCCATACATCCAGGAAGCCTTGCATTCCTATTTTGAGGATTCGGAGATATTGGTTCCGATGGACCTGCAAACCCACGTTTCACAAGGAGCAGCCATTCACAGCTTATTGTTCAATGGTATGAATAAATGCCTGATACAACCTATCACGAGTGAACCGATTTTAATCATCACCAAAGACGACCGACCTAAAATCATTCTCCCTGCAGGAACAGAAATACCCTGTAACACTATAGAGATTGATGACTTGGTAACAAGCCGGGATGGACAAAAAATTGTCGAGTTACCTATTTGTGTTGGTAATACAACAAAAATGCTTTTCAATTTGAAGATAGAATCTTCCATGCCCAATGGTTTTCCTATCAATACTCCAATCCAATTGGTAATTGAAGTCAATGCGGATAAGATGCTGATTATCCATGCTACTTGCATGGGAACAATATGTCATGTGGAACCACTTAGTCCATTTGCAAATAAAGAATTGACAACCGAAGAAAGGGCTGCCCTAAAAGCAGAAAGACAAGCTAACCTTGAAGCCGAACAAAATGGCGGTGTACCTTCGAAAGAAACCCTGATTACACTCAAACAGGCTTATCTGAAGATTGGAAATGATTTCAAGGCAGCAGAAACACTTGAACTTCAAAACGAATTATATCCGAATGTAGAAAACCTAAATTCGATAGGTGTACTCTATCATAATTCAGGGAATAATGAAAAGGCTGCAGAATTCTTTGAACAAGCTATTCAGCAAAATCCGAATAATGAGTATGCACATTTCAATTTAGGCAATACAATGAAGTTTATCAACAAAGATGTGTACAAAAGGGAGGTGCGTAAAGCATACGAACTCAATCCTAATTATGACATAGCATTGATTGAAGCAGGACGTATAGATAAGGCAGAAGGCAAAACTGAAGATAGCAATAATAAATTCCATCGTGCTTATGACCATATGCTCCAACAATGGAAAACAAATACCTTAAAGGATAGTGCAAGTTTGGGATGGTTAGCAGCTGTAGCACGAGAACTTGGAGAAAATGGCATTGCAAATCAAGTGATGGCCTCTGCCAAGAAACTTGAAAATGAATCTTATTATAATGAAGAAAACTTGTCTAAAATTAGGGATAATATGTTGACAAATAATTAAAAAAAACTGCGATTATGGCTTGGATAATAGAAGAGAATAAACTTGATGCTCAACAACGTAATTTTCTTGACAATGTGGACATAAACCGCAAGAATGTTTGGATTAAAGGATTTGCAGGTTCTGGAAAATCTATTTTACTTGCATATACAGCCAAAAAAGTCCGTGCAAAATCACCCTCTGCAAGCATTTTATTGATTGTGTTCACACAATCATTGGTTGAAATGTTTAAATCCGCATTTAAGGAAATCGGATTGAATGTTACCATAGAAACTTACTATAGGTTTATGAGAGGAAATAGTCATTATGACTATATTCTGTGCGATGAGGTTCAAGATTTAACACCACGTATTCTTCAAGAGATGAATAACCGTGGTACGCACGTTGTTGTAGCAGGAGACTCCAATCAATCGATATACGACCATGACCCTCAATGGCAAGAAGCAACCGTAACTCCGTCAGAAATAGGACGACTAATCAATGGAGACGCTTTTGAATTAGGAATCATTCATCGCCTATCACGGTCTATTATTGATGCCGTACAACGCTTCCTACCACGAATGAACATATTTTCTGCAAAAAGAGATATGACAAAAAGCGATACACAAATACGTTTGTGCGAAGCTACTTCCGAAGAAAAAGAAGTAGCTTACGTAATAGAACAGGCAACGAAAGCTGTGAATGTAGGTGATACAGCCGCTATCTTGATTCCATCTGCTCAAAAAATTATCCATTTCGTAAATTTAGCCCTTAGCCATGCTGGAAAATCAGCATGGGGAGGAGCAACCAACCAGTATGGAAAAACTGATTTTGGCGTAATGAATGCATTTCTCAAAGCGAATGGTATAAAAATGCAATATGTGGGTAATGGTTACGGTAACTTTTCTGAAAATGACCGTCGTATTATCCTCATGACATATCACAGCGCAAAGGGATTGGATTTTGATAATGTTTTCATCCCATTTGCTAATAACAATTTGTATATCAGCCCGGATGAAAGTATGGCTAAGACCTTGTTTATGGTAGCAATGACCAGAGCAAGGAAGAATTTGTATATTTCCCATTATGGCTATCCGAGTGATTATCTGGATGCTTTCAAGTCAAACTGTTCGCACATAGATATTTCCACATCGGTGGCAAGCCAATCAACAACTAATAACAATAAAAACAACCCTTGGGGATTTTAAATTATAGATACAATGGATTATTTAGCAATTATACGTAAGGCGGATTTCGTAGATTTATTCAAGTATGGTAAATTGAATGTTTATTCGGCAATCAATTTTGACGGAAATATCAAGGCTCATGCAAATGATGATGATTTGTTTGAGAAATTAACAAAGAGCATGAACTTATTCGAATACTCTTTTGAGTATATGGTGATACACTTTGTTAGCGATAATGGGAATGAGTATCCCTATCCCATAAACATTGAAGATGTAAGGGGGCTTTATACTTTTGATGAGGAAGCTAAAAAGGAAATGAACGTATCGTTTGATTCTCGAATTAGGCTTCACGTGTCACCTTGGGGTGAGAAATTTAAAGCTTTATACAATAATCAGTTAATGTCGCAATCAAAACGAGGTATTGATAATTTATGGGCGATATTTGATTTGTCGGAAACTGACAGAAAGATGTGTGAATCTATTATTACCGATGATGTCGTTTCCGAAGTATTTGATGAATTGTTTTCATATAAACGCCCGACAGGAGAACAATCTATATGGACGTATCTGCTACGATATGAACGCCATAGCTTTTATCCTAAAAATACGAAAGGATATTTTTGTGATTATATCCATGTAGCTTGCAATTGGATGGCAAAAACAGAAATGCAGAACGATGTTGCCATCGAAACAACATTATATAATTTGATAAAAGAAAGTCCAGCAACGGATTTCAAGCCACTTTCACAAATAGCAATAAATTCAAATTTACCTTCTCGAACAGATGAAGTTGCCAAATGTCAATTTGCAGTAGCGGCTCCATTATTCTTGCTTATGAAAGACAAATTTGGCAGTGGATTTTCCATTGATTTTAAAACTATTGATTATGCCAAGACATTTGGGTTTGAATGTTCCGTTGCGGTATATCTTTTAGGACTGACTCTTGGGTATGACAAAACTTATGATGCGTATTACGATTTTGTAAAATTACCTATATTTGAATTACGAACTGAGAATCAAGAAGCTAATAAGTTAGATTTAATGCAAGAATCTAACGAAAAAGAAATCTATTCGGAAAATAGAAACGAAAATGTAGCAGTAGATTTATCTTCTGAAGATACGATAAACGGTAAAGATATATCCACCACGGACACAAATTTCCTAACAATAGAACAAAAAGCTCCGCTCGTTCAGCAAGGACAACTATTTGTCATGGAAAGTGTCAATAAAAAGCAACCAATAGCTTGGCTTAGACTAAAAAATAAAAATGATAATGATTTTAAGCCAGCATTTAACGATAAGGAAGTTTCGACTTTGAGAAGTATGGGCTATAAAATCGCTAAAAGATTCAGCAAGGAAGAAAAGTCGTATATCATTTCACAAGGTTACGAAGTTTCATAATTCATTTATCTTTAAAATATCAACAGAAGGACAGCAAGCGGTTTCGGTCTGCCCGAAACACAAACTTGCTATCCTCCCGTTGGCATTGTTTATAATCCCACGCCCTTGCCTCTCCTAAGCGGCTCAACCGTCCTTTTAACAGATGAAAACAGCCTGTCAAACTGTTCCTTGAACCATTCGCCAATCAGTTGCCCATTGATAGCAAGTGCAAGTTTAGACCTGTTTGTCGGGTCTTTCACCACTTGGAAGCCAGCCCTCTCGGTCGTGAATTTTCGCTTATGCTCCTCCGAATAAAGTTCGCCCTCGTAGAACAGCGGCTTGCCGCTGATGAGCGTGGCGGTCTGCCGCTCGTTGAAGCCGACTTTAAGGCAGAACTTCTCCATGTACACCAGTTCTTGAAACAGCGGAAACCACTTTTGGGCTTTTTGGATAATGGATTTCAAGAATGACACTTTCTTTTGCTGTTCCGCTTCCTTGTCCGACAATTCCCTGCGGTGCTTGACTTGCAGTTCCATAAGCTGCCGTTGGTGGTTCTCCTGCTGACGCTGCATTTGCCGTTGCAACAGTTCGATGCTTTCATCACGGGCAGCAACCTCGCCTTGCAGGGTGCGGTTGTCGGCTTCCAGCTCTTTCAGCTTTCCGCTGCCCAAAAGAGAACCGACCTTTGCCACGAGTGCCGTTTTCGCTTCGGTCTTGGCGGTTTCCAGCTTCTCCGACTTGATTTCTTTCCTGACTTCGTCAAGCTGCCGTTCCGCCTGCCGCTGTTCGGTTTGTAGTTGTTGCACATTGGCTTCAAGCTCTCCCGTCTGCCGTTTCAGGTCACGGTAGTATTGGGCGGTGGTGGTGTGCCGTGCTTCCGAACCACGGACACCACGCTGCAAGCCGTATTTCGCCATCGCTTTTGCGTAACTGTCGTGGTAGGCTACCAGCCTTTCACGTGTCAGCAGGTCATCAGCGCACAGACGCACGGCGTTGGCTTTCTTACGGTAGGTGCGTTTGCCCTCCGCCTGCTTCTTCCTCGCTTTCCTGCGCTCGCCCGTCACTATCGGTACGACCGTGGCATGGATGTGCGGCGTATGCTCGTCCATGTGCAGCACTGCCGAAACGGTGTTCTCCTTTCCGAACGTACGGTACAGCCATTGCAGGTTGTCATCGCACCATTCGTTTAGTCTGCCCTCGTCCTGCACTCTTATCATGTCCTCGTGCGTGCCCGAAAGAACGATGTGGATTGCCCGTACTTGGTCGGGCGTTATCTTCCGCTTGATGCCTGCCGTGCGGATGCGGTGGCTTATCGCTTCGGTACGGTCTGCCACGCCGTCGGGGAACTCCACCAGCTCACGGTTGAGGTGGGTGCGTGTCGGGTCGGCGTTCTTGGGCATTGTCTTGCGTTCGATGTGGTCGGATGCGCCCGTGTCAGCCGACCCTTTCGCCTTGTTGATTTGGATGCTTATGTATCCCATGTTCGTTTCTTGTTTTTTAGGTTCTACAAACTTGTTTGTCGGTGTCCGTCCGCCTGCGGTCGTGCCGCACGGGGCAAACGGGGGTGTCCAGAGGGGTTACACCCCTCTGGCTCATTAGGGTGTTTTTAGCATGAGCGAAGCGGTGCGTGAAGAAAACGCCCTAATGAGCTATGGCTTTTTGTTTCCCAAAAGCCTGCGGCGGTGTCGGCGGCTGTCGGATGCCTTTCTTTTTTCGCCAGCAATGAGGGCTTTCCCTTTTCGGTCGGCAGGATGGAAGTCCGTCCGACCAGCCTGCGGATGGCGGTGTTTATCCCTGCCATTTTCCCGGTGGACTTGTTGAGGGGTGAAAAAGCGTTGAACTGTTGAATTTGATATGTAATAACCTGATATATTACAAAATACACTCTAAACAATCTCTCAACAAAAGCGTGCTACCCAACAAACGGATGCGAAAAGAAAAAATGAGGTCGGAGTGATATGCCGTTGCTTCTTCTTTTCATCAGCCGTTGTGTGTTGTTGGCGGTCTGTTGAGGTTGCATATTCTTATATATCAATACTTTATTACCCTTATTCAACAATTCAACAGAATATCAAAGCTTTTCCAGCAGTTCTTTCGTGACGGTATAATACCTGCCCGCACTTCTTCGGGTCTGGTAACGGTCATTGCCGCCGTATTGGTAGGCGGTGTAGGTAAGACCGTTGGGTGCAGGTGTCAGCTTCCAGCACTCCTGCACCACTTTCCGTACCTGCGATTTCTCCACCCTGACTTGCGAGCAGACTAGCAAGGGAATGATGTCGTTCAAACAAAAGGACACCGTTTCCACCTCCATCTTCGCCATGATATCAAGCAGCAGTTCTGCCATCTCAATCTCCAGCCGGTTGCGGTTGCTCCGGATTATCTTCTGCAGGGCATCCGTCTCCAGCAGCTTCGGGTTGAACCACATGCGGCTCTCCTTCCCGGTGGATAGCTGTCTGTGTTGTAGGAAATGCAGGAAAGCGGGTATCTCCGCTTTCAACTTTTGCAGAAAGTCGGTATCGTCATTCTGTAACGGCACAATCTTCCGCACCCAATAGCGTGTTTCCCCAGCGTCAATGATGACAGGCAGGTGCTCGTTGTTGGAACACAACACGAACTTGGCGAAGAAACCTATCTCGTCACGGTCTTTGCCTTTCGCCTCCACCTTGTAGGAAAGCGTGGTGCTGAGGTTCTTCAACCGTTCGCTGTCTTCTCGGCGGTTGAGCAGCACCTCGTCCACCATGATAAGCAGCTTGCCTGCCCAGTCGGAGTTGAACTGGCTGCGGAAGTCCTCGTTGGTGTTGAACGTCACGTTGTTTTGGAAAATGGCTTTCAGGAAGTTCAGGAACGTGCTCTTGCCCGTGTTCCTTTCTTCGGACACGAGCAACAGGATGGGCAGCTTCTGAATGGGATAGAGGTAGAGCAGTTGCAGATAGTCCATGCCCAGCCCGTACTGTTCGCCGAAGATGTGTTCCACCAACGAGCGGATGCAGGGGAAATCCCCCTCCTGCGGTCGGTGGCTTATCGGTTCGTAGAGGTTGAGGAACTTGCCGACTACGGGCTTGTAGCCCACATGGTCGGGTACGGTGCAGAAGCCGTCATACTTGGGGATGCCCGCCATATAGTCCTTGCCGTAGTCCTGCCGCAGGGTCTCGGAGTTCCATGCGATGCGTTTCCTCACATAGCCGCCGTCAATGCGGGGCTGGTCCACAATCTTGTAGAGCGTGGTGCCTACTCGGATAAATTCTTCTTTTTTCTCCATGTTTTCAATAAGATTCTAGTGCCGACAACATATTGTCGGCAAGCGGATTAAACATGGGTGCAAAGCTACGGCAGGGCGGTTAAAACTTTGATACGTAAAACGATGCAGAACGGCGCAAAAGGAACTGACGGATAAGAAAATGCAGTGGAACGGGTAATATCAGCCATCGAAAGGCGAAAAGAAAAAGCCCGAAGAAGCAAAACCGCACTTCTTCGGACTGACGGAATTGTGTGACCGCACGGGCGTATTGCCGCATGACCGTATCTGCTAACATTTACACGGCTGTCTGTTGCTTAATGATACCCATAGCATTTGCTTTTCTTTTCGCAAGCACAGTCTTTCTAAAATGGCATTGCGTACACTTGACGCACTCGGTGTATCAATTCGGAAAGCAAGTGCCACGACCATAGGGAGGGAATAAGTTTCCAAATAATATCCGTTGGGCATCTTGGTACGTTTTTCCACCTCATAAGGGGGCAACACTCCGCTCTTGTACACGGCTCGTATGGCGGCACGGAGTGTCGGGGCAATTACATCGAAAAGTTTCACCAATTCCATTTCGCTCATCCATACGCTGGCGGCATCGGACGGTACGGTAACCCTACCGTACTTGTCCATCGTGATTGTTGTCCGTTTCATACTCCTGCCACTTTGATGTTACCGAAAGTCCGGTTCAGCTGGTTACCGAAAGCCGTCAAATCGTTACCCAACTTCTGCGTGGTTATCTTTGCGTAAATCTGTGTGGTCTTGATATTTGTGTGTCCCAAAACACGGCTCACGCTTTCAATCGGCATACCCTTGCTAAGGGCTAATGTTCCGAACGTGTGACGGGTAACATGAAAGCTGATTTGCTTGTTTATGTTGCACTCACGGATGACATTCTTCAGCTTTTTGCAGATGCTCCAATAGTTGATTTCACCGAAAACTGAATTGTCTTTTTGGAACGGTCTGTACTTCCCGATTATCTACAATGGAATATCCAGCAGCTTCACTTGGAACGGTACGCCTGTCTTGTGTCGCTTGGAAATAATCCACTTCTCGCCGTTTACGTCCATAATATCGTCCGTGGTCAGTTCCCTGATGTCTGCAAAGCTGAGTGCGGTGAAGCAGGCAAAGACGAAAAGGTCACGAGTGAAAGCGAGCGTTGCATCGGTAAACTCATGTTCGATTAGCTGTCGGATTTCTCCCTCCGTAAGATATTCCCTTTCCTTTACGTTGGGAGTAATACGGAACTGCGCAAACGGGTTTCTCGGTATCAGACCGTTGTAATGCGCCCGTGAAACGATAGTCTTGACCCACATGCACGCCAACCATACAGTCGCGTTTTTAAGCCCTTGCTCCGTTGTGAGGAATACAGAAAACTCTTTGATAAAGTCGGGGATAAGTTCCAGCATCGACATGTCGTTGCGCTTGTAGAACGACTTGATAAACGCCGCCACATAGTTCCTTGAACGTACCATTACACGGTAAGACCCCATGCAGCGGTCTTTGCCGACACGCTTCAAGAACTTGGCGTTCTCCTTGTCAAACGCACCGAGTATCGTTTCATACTCGCAACCTATGCCTTGATAAGCGTTACGCACCATTTCTGCCGTGACATACGCCTCGCGGTCGGATATGCGCTGGTAGTGCTTGATGATTTGCGCCTTGATGTTGTCGAGCGCAAGGTTCGTTTCCCTTACCTCCACGCTCTTCCCTTTGGCACAGTTGCCCTTAGCATCCCAAAGCGTCTTTGAGATGCTCCGCTTGCAACTGAACTGCGCCACCGTCCCGTTGATTGTAACCCGTCCCATGATGGGGACAATTCCGTTCTTCTCCTTGCTGCCGTTCGCATAGAACAGCACGCGAAATGTGCTTCTTGCCATACTCGTCTTTTTTTTTGGTTGCAAAACTATAAATCAACGAGTTAAACCTTGACAAGCAAACCTACGCAGAACGGCGCAAATAAAACGGAGATTGTTAAATCTGCATTTCCAACGGGTAACGAATAGGAAACCGTTTTCCTGCTGCAATCCGCTTTGAAACGGTTTTCAACACTTTTCCCAACTTCCGTGATTTTCTCCTAACTGCTTAAATCTCAATTCTTATTGCGTTAATCTGCTGGTTTTGTTCGATTTTTCCAGCGATATTTGCTAATTTTGCATTGCTTTTGAGACAATATAAACATTAACAATGCAAAGAAACAGAATGAACATATTATCTATAACAACCGCAATTCAGAGCAATAAACGCACTGAATCTGTGTCGAGTGTTCATGTTTCACGTATTGAACCTCGTTTAGTAAATACTTTCCAACGAACATAGCGAGTACATTATTGTACTTTGAGAGAATAGAAACTGAATAGTTGGAGAGTCCTTACCAAACTTTCCAACTATTTTGTTTGTATGCCCATTTGTGACAGTCGCCTTTATGATGCTCTTCTGCCATTTCCGTCTGATGGGCTGTTGGTAACCAGATTATTAACGTGCAGTGATGCACATAAATTGAGAAGAAATGAACTATAAATTTGATGGCAGCAAGGTGTTCTTTACATCTGATACCCATTTTTATCATGGGAATATCATTCGTTTCTGCAACAGGCCGTTTAAGGATGTGGAAATGATGAATGAAACAATCATATCCAATTGGAATAATACTGTCGGACAGTATGATATTGTTTTTCACTTAGGTGATTTCTGTCTTAGCGGTTCGGCTGAGTGGACTAAAATGCTGGATAGATTGAACGGAAAGATATATCTGATTATGGGCAATCATGATTTGAAGAATATACGTCAAGGCTACATTGACAGATTTGAACATGTGGCAATGCAGATGCACATAGAGGTCGGTAAACAAAGGATATATTTGAACCATTATCCTTTCCTATGCTTTGATGGCGGTTACAAAGATGTGTGGCAACTGTTCGGACACGTACATACAAGGAAGAACAACACTGGAATTGACGCTGCCCGGCTTCAGTATCTCTATCCGACGCAATACGATGTAGGGGTTGATAACAATAACTTTACACCCATATCATTTGAACAGGTAAAAAGGATGATTGAAAAACAAGTAGAGCAATTTCATAAGAAATAAAAAAGGAGGGTTATGTATGAGTGAATATACAACGGTCTATTTAAGACACAAAGACATGCCTTTGTTGAAAAAGAAAGAGCATCCGTCTCATGAAGAATGCCAAAGTCAATCTAAAGAAGATTTGATGAAAGTCGATGAATATAACAAACAGGTTACAAAGTCTTTGGGGTGTAAATTGTTTTATCTTACTACTACCCCAAGTCGTGAATTGACTGTGCTTCCATGTAGCCCATCTCCAAGTGTGCTGACAAACGTCCTTCTTGAGGAGGTTTTATGCTTTTATAAAGAAGAAATCGAAAATTGCAAAAAGGCTATTGCTAAGAATAAAGAAGATATTGCCAAGTTGGAAGTACGAATAGCCAAAACGACCGTCGATTTGTACGATAAAATCAACAAGGAGATAGACAACAGCTATGAGAACATAGACTTTGAGGAAGAAGAACTTGAACACTACCAATTCCTATATAATAAATTTTCTTTCTTGGAGGGTATTATTGGCAATGAATCAAATTCAAAGAATTATGAACTGATTTATACAAAATATTAATAAACAAAAGATTATGAAGATACAATATATGAGCGACCTGCATTTGGAATTCAGCGATAACAGCAGGTGGATGAAACATAATGAATTACCTGTAACTGGCGATGTTCTGGTTCTTGCCGGAGATATATTCTATTTGAAAAACAAGGTTGCACCTTTGAGCAATTTTTGGAAATGGGCATCTGCAAATTATCGGCAAGTGCTCATTGTGCCCGGAAACCATGAGTATTACAATTATTGTGATGTGATGGGTAAGGGACTGCAATGGAATTGGATGTTCAAGAAGAATGTAGGATATTACCAGAATCAAGTAGTAAAGATTGATGATACCGATTTTATCATGAGCACTTTGTGGTCTCAGATTTCTCCTTCTGACGAGTATTTTATATGGAAAGGCATGAACGACTTTCGGCAGATAATGTATAATGGTAAATTGCTCCAAACTGAGGAGTTTAATCAGATGCATGAATTCTGCTTGGATTTCATCAAGCATAGTCTAACTGAAAGCACCGCAAAGCACATTGTGGTAGTAACACATCATCTTCCCACATTGGAGGTCGTCGCCCATCACCATAAAGGTTCAGTGCTGAATAGTGCATTTGCAACTGAACTGAGTGGGCTTATTGCCGACAGTCGCATTGACGCATGGATTTATGGGCATTCACATACCAACATTAATGCTGAGATAAACGGAACAAATGTCGTTTGCAATCAAATGGGATATGTTTTTGAGAACGAACATATCGCCAACGGATTTGATCCGGGCAAGTTCCTTGTCTTGTGAAAGGCATGAGCTCGTCAGCAATACGTTTTAAAGCCTCAATATATCATATAGTAACTAAAAACGTTCCTATTTGTATATTATATGATATGTTGGGGCTTAAATTTTTCAGTTCATTCGAAAAATTCCAATAACTGATTTTTTGCTTGCCAAAAGAAAAAGATATAACTCCACTCTCAACTTGACTTTAATGGCCGTTATTATATACACGGGCAATAAAGTTAAGTCAAACAGAGGGGAAGAAAAGAAAAAAGGCTTCAACTGAATATTTCTTTTGGTCAGCATGCAATATCCGTGAAAATATCTTGCATTTAGTTGACATTATCGGCGAAAACATCCCAGAATTTTGTACCTTTGTAACTGGATAGGAAACAGGTGAACTTCATTGAGGATGCAATACTTCCTCGCAGTTCTGATTCACTGGGAAAAGAGTGTAATACAGCCTTCAAAACAAGTCAAGGAGGCTCAAAAACAACTTTTCTACCGATTAAATTGCAACAATCTATCATTCAAGCAGCTATGTATGCTTGCATCGGCAAATAAAATACAGAAGAAATCTATTAATTATAATATAAACTTCTCCACATCACATCTAAAACTATTTAAGATTTCCTTTTTTATTATTTCAATAGTTTTTCTAACTTTGTCATTATTGAACCCAAAAGGATAAAGTATGCAAAGCAAAGAATCTGACATAAACGAGATCATGGAACAAATCGTTCAATTCTCAGAAGATAGAGATTGGGATCAGTTCCATAATGGCAAAGATTTAGCTCTTGCTCTTTCTATTGAAGCCTCTGAGCTAAACGAAGCATTTTTATGGAAAAGCGCAGAAGATGTTAAAATAGATAAAATAAAAGAGGAACTAGCAGACATCATTAACTATGCTTTCTTAATTGCTTATAAATATAATTTAGACATTAAAGACATCGTCTTAACTAAACTAAAAAGAAACGCAGAAAAGTATCCTATAGACAAAGCAAAAGGCTGTGCAAAGAAATATAGCGAATTATGATTAGAAATTATCACACAACAATAACAGATTACATTTTTAATAAAAAGACTTTTTCCGAATTGAAAGAATCAACATTCGGAGACAAATGGCCTGTTGTATATATAATAGAAGATAAAGGAAAAAGGTTGGCATATATTGGAGAAACAACTAATATATGTAATCGCATAAATCAGCATTGGAATAATCCAAAACGAAAAAAACTTAAAAGCATTCATATTATCCACAATCCTGCTTTTAATAAATCCGTAATTTTAGATCTTGAAGCTTTTCTTATCAAATATATTGCCTCTGATGGTAAATATCAGTTACAAAATGGAAATGGAGGTCAACATTTTCACCATTACTATCAACGAGAGGAATACCAAAAAGAATTCAAGTACATTTGGCAAATTTTAAAAAAACACAATATAGTTACTCAAGATATTAGAATCATTGAAAATAGTGATTTGTTTAAATATTCTCCATATAAGACATTAACAGAAGAACAATATAAGATAACATACCAAATAATCGAAAGATTGAAAACAGACCTATCCAATGGTATTCCCCGAATATCCATTATTGATGGTGGAGCAGGAACAGGAAAGTCCATTTTAGGTATCTTTTTATTAAAACTTTTAGTAGATGCTCAAAATGAGACTAATTGGGCTATAGAGGAAAATAATTTGGAAGAAGACCTTAACTTAATCGCAAATGGGCTCAATTATAATTTAAAAATGGGATATGTTGTCCCTATGCAAAATTTTCGTAAGACATTAAAAAAGGTATTCAAAGGTATTAAAGGATTAAGTCCCAATATGGTTCTTAGTCCCGCAGATGTCGCTAATTCACAAGACAAATATGATATTCTGATTATTGATGAATCTCATAGATTAAGACAACGATATGGTTTAGCTAGCCCCGGAGACTATAAAGCTTTTGATCATAAGAATGAGATTTTAGGATTAGGGAAGAAAGGGACGGAGCTTGATTGGATCTTAAAAAAGAGCAAATATCAATTTTTCTTCTATGATTCAGGACAATCCATCAAACCAACAGATGTTGATCCTGAAAGATTTTTTCTTCTACTTCAAAATAAACATAATTACAAGTATAAACTGACTTCTCAACTTCGTTGTAAAGGAGGAAATGATTATATTCAATATATCCAGAATATTTTAAATTGCAAACAAAAGTTAAAAATTACTTTTAAAGAATATGATCTGAAATTATATGAAGATGTTGACGACATGATATCTGAGATAAAAAAGAAAAATAAGGAAGTCGGACTTTGCAGAAATATAGCAGGATATGCTTGGGATTGGAAAACAAAAGGAAAATCATTAAGCTCAATAATAAAAGAGAATCTATTTGACATAGAGATTAATGGTTATAAATATATATGGAACAGAACAGATACAGATTGGATCAATTCCCCAAACTCAATCAATGAAATTGGCTGTATCCATACAACTCAAGGATTCGATCTTAATTATGCAGGTATTATTCTAGGACCAGAAATTGATTATGATAATGAAAAGAATCGTATTTTTATTTATAAAAAGAGATATAAAGACAACAAGGGAAAAATGGGAATAGAGAATGATTCCATTCTACTTGCTTACATAAAGAACATCTATACAACTATCTTAGAAAGAGGTCTGGAAGGTACATATATTTACGTATGTAATGACTCCTTAAGGAATTATTTAAAACAGTTTTTTCCTGTTATTAAGCATAATACAGAGAAGCTATTATTTACAGAAAAAGTTAAAACAATCGAGATCTGTGAAGATATTATACCAGAAGACCAATTTTCCGAATATCTTCCATTATATACAATTCAAGCAGCATGTGGCTATTTTGTAGAGGGTGATGAAGTAAATAAATTAGGATGGATAAAAGTATCAAATCTGGGAAAATTAGACAAAAATATGTTTGTTGTACAAGCCAAAGGTAATTCAATGGAACCAACAATTCATGATGGAGATTATTGCGTGTTCAGAGCAAACCCTGTTGGTAGTAGACAAGGAAAAATAGTTTTAACCCAGCACATAAACTTCTATGATGGCGATAACGTAGGTAATTATTCTATTAAAACTTATACCAGCCTAAAGAAATATTCTGAAACTGGAGAATGGGAACACGAAAAAATAGTTCTTGAGCCCAAAAACAAGGACTATAAATCTATTTCAATCGATAATGTGGACTGTAATGAATTTAAAGTTATCGGAGAGTTCATTGGAATAATTAAACCCTAAATAGAGAATTATAGTCTCTCCATCTGACATTCAATCCCGTTGATAAAATAGTTGAGCTTTACGAGCGATTGTTAAAGGCCGAGCAAGAAAAGGTGGCTATACTCCATGAGATCGTAAAGGATAAATAAGTATCGATCGCAAATCTCTTTCGCCTGACGAGCAAAACGAGATTAGAAAGAAGTATAACTTCGATAAATACAATAAATAATGAAAAAAGAAATTCTATTCGTCTTGTTAAAAGACTTTGCCGATTGGGAAGGGGCTTATATCGCTCCCAACCTCAATTTAGGTGTTGAGCCCGGAAGTGAAAGCAAATATATAGTTAAAACCGTATCTGTCAGGAAAGAGCCGGTTGTATCGATCGGAGGGTTCAAGGTGCTGCCCGACTATGGGATCCATGACATTCCGGCCGATTATGCAGGAATCGTATTAATAGGTGGCATGAGCTGGTTCACTCCGGAAGCCGAAACCATTGTCCCTCTGGTTAAAGAGGCCATAGAGAAGAAGAGGCTGGTGGCCGGAATTTGTAACGCCTCCGTCTTTCTTGGCAGGCACGGTTTCTTGAACCATGTAAATCATACCAGCAACGGATTGGATTACCTCAAACAATTTGCGGGGGTTAATTATACAGGTGAAAATCTTTATATGGATGAACTGGCTGTCAGAGCCGGAAACATTGTAACCGCCAACGGATTTGCCACTCTGGAGTTCTGTCGTGAAATACTCTATGCGCTGGAGGCAGACTCTTCCCAAAAGATAGAGAGAAGCTATCGAATGAACAAAACAGGTGTTTGGGAAGATCCAGAAGTGGGATAAATCACTTATCTAATGGTGGTAGATAATAAACATCTACCACCAACAACTTACATCTACCACCATTTACTACTTTTCGACCACTAAATACAACCGTCCCCTACTCGCTAACTGCGTCTTAAGCCCTATCTTTTTCAAGAAACGACCAAAGACGGAGACATTGCTCATCGGAAGTTTTACGCCGCTCTTTTTTTGCAGCGATAGGTAGATCTCTCCGGCAGAGATCTTCAAACCTTCCTCCTTATGCGAAGCGGGACGATAATATTGAAAAAACAGATCCTCAAACAAAGGACGTTGTTGAAACGCCTCGTTCGCTTGCATCTGCGAAACCTCTTCCTCATGCGTCAGCCAATAACGCTCGTTATTATTCAAGGCGGCAACCGCTTGCGCATAGAGCTGGAGATAATCGATAGGCTGGGCATTGTCTATCATCCCTTTCACCTCGATACAAATGAAACGGCGGCTGCCGGAAGGATCGCCCAGCAAATCCGTATGGTTGCTCGTAGCGATAAAGGAAGCATAACGTTTCACCGATTCCACCTGCGTGGCATGAGGCTTGCGCACATTTACGACCGGCTTCTGCAACAGATGCTTCAAGAAGCCTTGATGCCTCGCGCTCACTTGGTCGAACTCATCAATATTGATCAATCCGAAACGGGTAAGATACAGCTCGGCATCCCGCTTCTTGCTGAAATCGATGCTGTCCGTGTAATACTTATTCAAGTCCGGTGGCAACAGGTTGAAGCAGAACGTGGACTTCCCGCACCCCTGCCCGCCCACCAAGAGCGGGGAAAGGCTGTTGCCATGCTGTTTGTCACGTCCCTGCCAGTGCGCTACCATCGACAGGAACCAAGTGTAAAACAACTGTTCCCACCGTACGTTGTCGCAAGGGATGCGTGCGGCCAGCGGACGGATGCGATCCTTGCCATCCCACACGGGCAAGCGGGTCAAATAGTCCTCGATAGGCGCATAGTCCGGGATGCGATCTGAAAAGACAAAACGCCGTACATCCCTGTCCCATAGCTGCAATCCTTCTTTCTGGGCATTCAAAGCGATACTGTTCAACACACGATCCGTCACGGGACGATAGTCAAAACAGAAGGTGTTTTTCTCCCGATATTCCGGTCCGCCAGACATCAGATTGTACCGGAAATCGTAACGACGGTTCATAAACTCCTCCATTTTCAAGCTCTGTAGTTGCTCCGGCTTGTAAAGGGACGTACAACCAAAGTCCGAATCGGAGGCTAACCGATACGACTGCCTCAAGGTCTCCCGGATCTCCACTTCCGAGATCAGATTCCCCCAATAAAGCATCGTCCACTTCACACAATCCTCCTCTTCTACCCCAGCCGCGAAACAAAGTCTTCCAAGAGTGACCAACAAAGGTTTGAAATCCACCTTTATGCTCAAACTTCCATGTTCCTCCAAAGCCCGCTGCAAAGCGAATTCATATTGGATGGCAACGTAACGGTATTGGTCATAAAGCGTCTGCCCGGCACTCTCTACCGGTACCGGCACCCGTTTTTCGAACCGTTCCTGGTAGGCGCTTTCGTCGGGCATAGCCACAGGCTGCTCCAGATGAATGGAAAGAGCGTCCGGATTGTAATACACATCGGCATCATAACTGAGGCGACAACCCATCTCCAGCACCGGACGTTTCAGCTCGATGGGATAAGAAAGGCGAGGCTCATACGTCTTGAGCGCATGTCGGTAAGCGTGCGCATGAAAAACCTCGGCATCCGTACGCGAACGGGGAAGCGACCCGTCGGGATAGGTATAAGCCACCACGAACTTCACGCTCCGTCCGCTAGAGCCGATCATAGCGAACAGTGTCTGCGGATATTCCACTATTTTTTGTTTCAAGGACAAAGCCTCTTCTATGCTCTTCAATCGATTGATCTCCAGCAAAATCCAGCCATTATACTCCTTCAACTCGCCTTTTCGAAAAGTTCCGGCAAAGAGCAACTGAGGTAATTTCCGGGTAAACGGATACCGTTTGTCGGGATAAGCCCGCCTTAATTTCTCTCGAAAGAGCGCAAGCTTATCCCTCGTCCGCTCATCCTTTACCCATGCCACGATCTCCTCCATACGCATCGCCCGTTGTGCGACGGTATGTCGATAGGCTGTTTGCTTGGTTATTTTCAT